GCTACATTATATACTGACCATTTATACGGTACAGTTGAAACAGCAGATCAACCAAACATTGCTAATTTAGCTGGAGTGTATGATATTGCAGTTTCTAATCTAGCAGATATCAATCTTGCACAAGTTACTACTTTGGTAGCTAGCGGATTGAACTATCCAACAGCAGATGGCGCAGCCCCTGGGGACAACGAAGTTGTAGTATTGCGTACAGATGGTAGCGAGAACCTAACATTTGAAGTTATCCATACAGATAGAATTGGTAATGCATTAAGCGGAAGCGAAATCTATGTCGACGGTGGCGATGATAATGGTAACATTACTTTTACTGTTAACGGTAACGCAACACCAACACTAGTTGTTTCAGAAACTGGTGCAAACGTAACTGGTGATTTTGATGTAACAGGTGAATTGTCAGCAGGTACATTGACTGTAGGTGAATTGACCCCTGATAGCATCACATTGGGTGACACTACTATTCAAGACGTTACATTCACTACACCAGATGACACAGTAAACCAAGTAATTGCAGAAGTAACTGCTTCTGAAGGTAATGCTGCTGAGTTCTTTGTAAAAGGAATTGCAACAGTTGCAGGTGTTAAGAAAGTAACAGTTGCTACTATTACAGCTATGTATGATGGATCGGGCGTTGATTTCGCAGTATATGGTAAGTTGAATATGGGCGGCGGCGCCGGAACATTCAACGTTAACTATGGTGGCGGAAAACTTCAACTGCAGGTAACTCCTACAGCAGTTGGAACAGTTGACACAGTTTGGACAGCACAAATCAGAACCATCTAAATACTGCTAGTAAATACTAAAGAGATATTTAATGGCAATTAAGAAGTTCAACTCCGTGGCAGGGTTCACGATAGGCGAAAGCGGCATAGTAGTCGTTGACGATATCGGGAACGTTGCCGCAGCAAACCTAACGGTTAGTGGCAATACAACTATTGCCGGTAACCTAACCGTTACGGGTAACCTTTCTTACGTTGAAACTCAAGTCGTATATGTAACTGATCCAATCGTTGAACAAGGTGGCGGAGCTAGCGGTGCTAGTCTAACACTAAATGACGGTAAAGACAGAGGCACACTACTTCACTACTATGATACTACTCAAGCTACAGAGCTAGGTGCTTTCATTGGTTGGGACAACTCTAATGCAGAGTTTGTGCTTGCAGCCGATGTTGGTATTAGCGATGACGTAGTAACTTACAACGATTTGGGTAAAGTTCGTGTAGGGAACATCACAGCAGATTTCTTATTCGGTGACGGAAGTCAAATCAGCAATATTTCAGGTAGCGCTGTTAACGGTGGGGTTGCAGTTACGAACATCGATACTAGCTTGTTATCAACAAGTAAGATTGTTAGTAAAGATGCTAGCGTCCCAGTCACCGTTAATACCATAATCGACACCTTTCAGGTTGCTACTTATAGGTCAGCTAAATATACTATAAGAGCAAGTAATGATTTGGGTTATGAATCATTGGAAGCATTACTAATACACGATGGCACTGATAGTTACATTACAATCTACGGTGCAATCAGTACCATTGACGAAGATATTATTGTCATTGATTGTGATGTATCCGGCGGAAACGTAAACCTTTATGCATCTGGGATCGCAGCCAACACAATGATAAACCTAGTCACTACTTACATTACAGATTAATGGGGAAGTAGATGGCAGTAAAACCGTTTAACGCAAAAGGTGGCATAACGACAGGTAACATTAGCCTGGATGCTGCCACAGGTAATATTGATGCTACTAATATCAACATCACTGGTACTGCCAACGTAGCTAACTTATCAGTATCATTAGTCAAATCCAATCTAATCCCTAATGGCAACGGGGTTTTATCTCTAGCAAACGCAAGCAATAGATACAAAGATTTCTATCTTAAAGGTAACTTAGACATTAACGGTCAGACTATCACTGCTAATAGTGATGGTATAACTGCTGGAAATGTCTTCTTTACCAACGCAAATATAGACTCTGTAGCTATTAATAATCAATTAGTCATAAATAGTAGTACAGACTCTACTTCTACCATTACGGGTACTATTGTAACGAATGGTGGAGTAGGGATACAGAAGGACTTGACTGTAGGTGGCAACATCAATTTAGCGGGCGGCGGAACTAATCCAAAGGGCGCTATCAACTACAACAATACTTCTGATAGTATAGATTTTAAATTTAACGGATAAACAATATGACAGGAACAGTCGGCGCTAGATTACAAAACGATGGAACGTTGCTTACTGCCGGTGCGTTTGACGAATACGGTGATGTACACACTGGACACAAGATTACAGTAGATACAATTTTCGCGGACGAACTAGACGAAATAACACTACCTGCAGGACAGCCCTCAGGTGGCTCTATCAAATTAAACGGTTCCAGCCAGATGATTACAGTCACTGGATCTGGAGATTTCCAATTCGGAAACAACGCATTTACAGTTGAAGGTTGGTTCTATACCACATCAACGAGTTATCAACGTTTGTGGTCTTTCCCAGACGGTGACAACGTTGAGATGCTAGGATCAGTATTGTATTACTGGAATGGTGCTGGTGCACCTGTTGGTAGTGGTTCTAACATTGTTCCACAAAACCAATGGTTCCATGTAGCATTAGTCAAAGAAGATTCAACCCATGCAGCAGTATATGTGAATGGTAAGTCAGTGATTACTGATACAACACCATTCAACTCAACTGCATCACGTGCATTAGCAATCGGCGGTGAAGTAAACACTGATGTTACAGGTCAGTCAGGCACATCAGGATCTACTGATGGCTACTTCACTGGACAACTAACAAATTTCCGTGTAGTAAAAGGTGTAGCAGTGTATACTGATAATTTCAGTACTCCTATTGCTCCATTCAGTGCTACACAAGCAAGTAGCGTTAACATCGCTGCGATTACTGGTTCTGAAACAAAGTTACTATTGAAAGTAGCAAGCTCAGGAACAATGGTAACTGACAGTTCGGGAACGAGCAAATCAGTTACAAACGTGGGTAGTGCAACATATGATGCATTGACACCATTATCAATTACGTACAACGGCGCAATGAAACAGCATAAGCATGGTGAGTTGCTAGTTAAGAATGAATTTGATGAAGTTACAGGTATAGTGTAAAGACACTAAATTAACCATAAAGAATAAAAGGAAAATAAAATGGCAAAATTAAAAGACGGCACCAGAATTTACGGTAACGCTAATGTCGATTCTACACTAACCACGTTAGACTTAGTTGTTACTGGTAACATTACGATTCAGGGCACAACAACTACTGTTGATTCAACAGTAACACAAATTGAAGATCCAGTGATGACATTGGGCGGCGGCGCTGGTGGCGCTGATGCTACTAACGATGGCAAAGAACGCGGTCTTATCTTAAAATATAATGATGGAGCTGCTAAAGACGGCTTCATGGGTTGGGATCATACAAATGCTGAGTTCGCATTTGCAGATACAACAACGTTTGACTCAGCAAACAACAAAGTAACAATCGGTACATATGGTAACGTTCATGGTTTACACTTCAAAGGTGAAGGTGACACATTAGGTAACATTACTGGTGCTAACGTTACAGGTACAGTTAACAATGCTAACATGTCTGCATATGCAGGTAACGTTACTGGTAACGCACAGGGTAACATTACTAGCTTAGGTACACTAACTGGTTTAGATGTTTCTGGTACTGCAAACTTTGCTAACATTGTTTCTAATGCAGAAGCTAACGTTGATTCGTTGACCACAGTTGGTGATGCCAACATCGGCGGCGACTTGAATGTAACTGGTAACATCACTGGTACATTCACTGGTACTATCGCAGCTAAAGGCTCTGACACATATGTTCAGTTCAATGATGGCGGTAACGTAAACGGCGTTGCAGGTTTAACATTTGACAAGTCAACAAATGCATTGTCAGTAACCGGTACTATCACTGGCGGTAATTTATCTACTGGTGGTACTGCTAACGTAACTGGTACTGCTAACGTTGGTAACTTAGAGACAAGCGGCACAGTAACAGCAACTGGTAACGTTGACGGTGGTAACATCACTACTAGTGGTGTAGTTTCTGCTACAGGTAACGTATCTGGTGGTAACTTAACAACAGGTGGTGTAGTTTCTGCTACAGGTAACGTATCTGGTGCTAACTTAGTAACATTAGGTGGCGTATATGGTAACATCGGTACTTTCACTGGTAACGCATCTGCCGCTAATATTAGTACAGACGGATTAATCGTTGCAACTGGCTCAATCACTGGTGGTAGTTTAGTAACAGGTGGCGGTGCAAACGTAACTGGTACAGCTAACGTTGGTAACTTAGTATCTCCTGGTTCAGCTAACATCACCGGTAACATCGATGGTGCAAACTTAAATACAACAGGCGTAGTTTCTGCTACAGGTAACATTACTGGTGGTAACTTGGTTACTTCAGGTACTGCCAACATCGGTAATTTGGTCATTGCTGGTAGAATTACAGGTGATTTGTTACCGGATACAAACTACGGTGGTAACTTAGGTAGTTCTTCATATGCATGGAAAGATTTGTGGTTATCTGGTACAACAATTAACTTGGGTACACAAACAATCACATCAAACACAAACACTGTTTCTGTTTCATCTGATTTGGGTGCTAACAACATTATCATTACTAACAATGCAAACGTTGGTAACTTAAATGCATCTGGTACAATCGTTGGTGCAAACGTAACTGCTAATAACTTAACAAACACACATATCACATTTGCTGGTACAGGTGGTTTGCTAACAGACAGCGCAAATCTAACATTCAATACAACAACAAAAGAATTGAGTGCTGATTTACTAAAAGGCACGTTGACAACAGCAGCGCAACCAAACGTAACTTCAGTTGGTACATTGACTTCATTGACAGTTTCTGGTCAATCAAACGTTGCTGATATCTTAATCGACGGTGATGCTAACATCACTGGTAACGTAAACATCGGTGGTGTTGTAATTGCTAACGGTGAAATCACTGCGGCATCTTTCAATACAGAAGGTCATGTTACTGCAACTGGTGACTTTGATGGTGCAAACGCTACATTCAGCGGCACATTATCAGCGGGTGATACAACAATCAACGGTAACTTGACTGTTACTGGTACAACAACAAGTGTTAACACAACAGTTACACAATTGACTGACCCATTGTTCGAACTAGGCGGGGGCGCAAACGGTGCAGCACTAGGTACAGCAGATGGTATGGATCGTGGTCTATTACTACATCGCTATGATGGTGGTGCAGTTGATTCATTCATCGGTTGGGACGAAGCTAATGCACAATTCGTAGTCGGTAGCAATGTTTCTGTGACAGACAATGTAGTTACTGTTAACGAATACGGTGATTGGAAAGCAGGTAATGCTACATTCACTGGTAACATCCAAGGTGAAAACTTAAACATCGGTGGCGTTATTATCGCTAACGGTAACATTACATCTAACGGTTACTTCACTGGTAATCTAGTTGGTGACGTTATCGGTAACATTTCTGGTAACATCAAAGTTGCTGGTGGAAATGGTTCTATCCAATTCGCTACAAACGTATCAGAACACGTTGGATCAGGCTTACCTGCAACAACTATCGTTTCTGGTAAAGAATATGAAATCGTTACACACGGTACAACTGACTTCACTGCAATCGGTGCAGCAGATAATAACGTAGGTACACGATTCACTGCTACAGGCGCAGGTACTGGTACAGGTACTGCAGGCTTAGTATCTACATACGGTGACTTGTCAAATGACGGTTCTAACTTAACTTACGATGTAAGCACAGGTGTATTGACAGTTGGTGGTAACGTAGAAGTTGGTGGTATCTTAACTGATAACTACTACTATGCTAACGGTGATGCTGTTGACTTCCAACAAGCTGCTGGTGGCGACAATGAAATCCAATTCAACACAGGTGATAACTTTGCTGCAAGTGCAAACTTGACATTCAATGATACAACACAAGTGTTGGCAGTAACAGGTAAAGTTACAGCATCTAACGTAACAGTAAGCTCATTGACTTCTGGTACATTGACAGTTGCTGGTACAGGTGGTGCATTGCAAGATGCTACTGGCTTAACATACTCTGGTACAACATTGACAACAGGTAATGCTAGTGTAACAACTACATTGACTTCTGGTAATGTTAAGGTATCTGCATTGACCGCAGGTAGTGTTGTATTAGCAGGCGCAGATGGCTTGTTGACACAAGACACTGAATTAACATATGATTCAGCTACAAACACATTAACTGCAAACAATGTAACTGCAACTGAAAAAGTAGCAGCAGCTAATGTATCCGCAAGTTCATTAACTGCAGGTCGTGTTACATTCGCAGGTTCAGCTGGTCTATTAGTTGATAATGGTAACTTAACATACGATGGTCCTACTAACGTTCTATCTGTAACAGGCGGTAACGTCAGTGCTAACTATATCAATGGTACATATATCACTGGTAACGGTTCAGCGTTAACAAACTTAGCAGGCGGTAACGTAACTGGTCAAGTTGGTAATGCATTAGTTGCTGGTACAGTGTATACAGGTGCACAACCTAACATCACAAGTACAGGTACATTGACTGAATTAACAGTCGAAGGCGCAGTAGACCTAGGTGATGTAGGTAACATCGCTGTTGCAGGTGGTACTGATGGTCAGTTCTTAAAGACTGATGGTTCTGGTTCTCTATCATGGGCAACAGTTGATTCAAGCTCTGTATCAAAGGGTACGAGTAATGTAAGCATCCCTACAGCAGATGGTAACGTTCTAATTGTGAGCGGTGGCAACACTGTATTGACAGTATCTGGTTTAGGTGCTAACGTAACTGGTTACGTTGATGTAACTGGTGATATCAACGCTAACAACATTACTGCTAATGGTACATTGTCAGCACTAGGAAATACTGATTCAACATCTAGTATCACTGGTACATTGACAGTAACAGGTGGTATTGGTGCTACTGGTAATATCTACACAGGTCACTCTGTGGGTTTTGCTAATAACAACGGCGGAACTGCTAGCGCAGCATATATTCAATTTAACGCAACTGCTAACAGCTTAGACTTCATCTTCAATTAATTGGAGGTGAGTCTAAATGGCTAACATCGCGGCTAGATTGAGTAATTCTGGAAATCTCTACGCTACACTAGGTGGTAGCGTAGGATTTGATGAGACTAGTCAAAACAGTATAAGCATCACCCCTGATGGGGTGTTTGCTTATACATTGGATGAGTATAGTGGAACCGAAAATAGCGAGGCAATGCAACAGCTAAATACGGGTGTACTAAAAATTTCCGGAGTTTTTGATGAGGTGTCTGGGATTACATAAGTATATGTAAGGTAAAAAAGTATGGCATTACTACGTTCAGGCACTAGAATTTACGGCAACGCAACTATTGACACAGTATTAGAGGTCAATGGTACCGACGCCGCAACTAGTAATGCAACCGGTGCCCTTACTGTTGTAGGTGGTATTGGCACTAAAGGTAACATCTTTACCTCAGCAAACATCACGGCACACAATGCTAATTTGGGTAATCTTGCAACAGCAAATTATTTCGAAGGCACAATCTTAACTGCAAGTCAACCTAACATCACTAGTTTGGGTGAACTTACAGGTCTAACAGTTACTGGTAACACTGTACTAAATGGTAACTTAGTTATCACTGGTACTACAACAACTGTATCAAGTAACAACACAACATATTCAGATAGCGTAATCGAATTACACACTGAAGCTAACTTAGCACCATTAACAGTAGATGACGGTAAAGACGTAGGTGTACGTGTACACTATTTCAAATCATCTGACAAAGAAGCATTCTTTGGCTTTGCTAACGACACCCAAGCATTTGAATATTACGTAGATGGTACAGAAACAGACGGTGTATTCTCTGGCACATATGGTAACATCAAGGGTGCAAGTTTTATTTCAAATGTTGCGACTGGTACGCAACCTTTATTCATCAAATCAACTACTGAAGTTGCTAACTTAACTGCACAATTTGCTAACGTAGCGAATACCGCAGATTCAGCAAACACTGCTGGTACTGTCACAACTAACGCACAACCAAACATTACATCAGTTGGTACATTGAGTACACTGACTGTTACTGGTTTAAAGACATTCGGTGCACCTAGCACAATCAAGATTACAGGTGGTACATCAGGTTATGTACTAACAACTGACGGTTCTGGTAACTTGAGTTGGACATCTCCGTCAACTGCCACTGGTACAGGTAACGCTAATGTAGCTGGTTCTAATACACAGATTCAATACAATGATGGTACTAACTTAGCTGGTAGTGCTAATCTAACATTTGATGCATCTACTAAAACATTAACAGTAGACAACATCGTTGCTAATGGTGCAGGTCTTACTAGCATTGCGGGTGCAAATGTTACTGGTAACGTGGGTAATGCAACTCATGCATATGTAGCTGATGCCGCTAATAGCGTAGCAGGAGCAAACGTAACCGGTACCGTAAGTTCTGCGACCACTGCTGGTACTGTAACAACAGCAGCACAACCAAACGTTACATCAGTTGGTACATTAACAAGTCTTGATATCTCAGGTAACGTTACTGCAGGTAATGCAAACTTAGGTAATGCCGCGACAGCTAACTATTTCGTTGGTAATGGTTACTACTTAACAAACATCCCGGCTACATCATTAACTGGTAACTATTTTGCGTGTGTTGTTTCTAACGTAAACACTATTGTGTCTGGATCAGCATTGTCTATTGCGGCTGATTACGGTAACGCAACATACCCAGCTGGTGTATTCACAATCAATCAATTGGGTCCTGTAACAATCACTACAACTGATACATGGGCTAGCGGCGGCACAAGTAAAAATGCATACGCTAACTATATCGCTACATCAGTCAACACTCAAAATATTTCTATTGTATTGTCTGTAGCAAACGCAACATTTGATATCAAAACAACTGATACGATTACTATTGGTGGTAGTTCAGTTACTGGTGCTAACATTACTGCATTGGGTATTAGTGGTACAGGTGGTACATACACTATCCCAAACACTTATTTCAGTTCTACTGTACAAACATCAGCATCAGATACAGTGACAGTTAACTTAACTACAAGCAGAGGCGTGTATGCTTCTACTGGCACAACATTAACAAACAATCAGCCTGTACCGTTTAACGTAACAGCGTTAACTGGCTCGTTCCCAACAAGTTCAGTTCCATATTGGAGCGTTAATCAGACATTCAACTGGACAGCTACAACTACGTCAGGTGCAGTTGTTGCATCTGGTAACGTAACATATGCTAACGTTGCTAACAGTGTTTCTGGCAGCTTAACATCTAGCGGCGCAACTTCTGGTACAAGTACTTCATTGGATAGTACAATGAACTATACAATTTCAAGCACTGATTATACTGGTGCAGGACAATATGGTGCAGGTACAAGAACTATCCCATCTACTGTTACAGGTACTGTAACAGCCGCAACTAAGTATTACCCACTGTTCTGGAAGATAACAAATTCTAGCACAGTCCCTACATTTACAACTAGTGATTCACATAACACTAGTAACTATGCTTTAGGACAAGGAGCAACTACATCAACTACTGCTACAGATTATCTCTGGCTAGCAACACCTACATCTGCATCACATACATTTAAACACGTATTCTTGGGTTCTGATATTGTAGACACACCAGACGCAACTGGCACTGTAACTATATCAGGATACACATATAAGGTATGGGGATTCACAAACTTCAGCCAAGCGGCTTCTATTGTAACGACTTCATAATATGGCATTCTTATCATTCCCATCACCGACGCAACTTAGAAACTTGACCGACCCGTCAAGTAGCTCAGATGCGGCTACTAAAGCATATGTTGATGCTTCATTGAGCGGTGGTACTGGTACTATCACAGTTGCTAACGTTACTGCTACCGGTAACATTACCGCTAACGCAGTTGTAGCTAACAATGCTAACTTAGGTAATACAGTTGATGCTAACTACTTTGTTGGTAATGGTTCTTATTTGACTAATGTTAGTGGGTCTAACATTACTGGTCAAGTAGCAAACGCATTAGTAGCAGGTACAGTTTATATTAACGCTCAACCTAACATCACTAGTCTAGGTACGCTAACAGACTTATCTGTTACAGGTAACGCTAGTATTGGTAATGTTAAAACTGACCACTTGCTATACGCAAATGGTAACGCATATACAATTGCATCGTTCACTAATGATTCTGGATACCTAACATCTGCTGATATGAGCAGCTATGCTACGCAAACAGATGTATCAAATGCTGTAGCGAACTTAGTAGCAAGCGCACCGGCTGCACTCGACACACTAAAAGAGTTAGCAGACGCATTGGGTAATGATGCTAGTTTCTCGACTACTATCACTAATCAATTAGCAAACACATTAAGTGCAAGTGATTTTAGTTCTACTGCAAACACATGGATTGCAACTCAGACAACTAGCAATCTAACTGAAGGTACTAATCAGTATTTTACTACTACTAGGGCAAACTCGGCAATTGATGCACGTGTGACTACTAGTTTCGTTGATAGCTTAGGTGCAAATGCCAATGTAGCAAACATTGCATATGCTGTAGCAGGTGCAAACGTATCAGGTGAAGTTGCATATGCTAATGTCGCAAACTCAGTAGCCGGGGCTAATGTATCAGGACAAGTTGGTAACAGTTTACTTGCTAGTACCGTATATACAAATGCACAGCCGAATATCACAAGTGTTGGTACGTTGAGTTCATTGACTGTTGATGGTACTGTTAATTTAGGTAATATTTCTAATATCACTATCAGTGGCGGTACAGCAAACTACGTACTACAAACTGACGGTGCTGGCAACTTATCATGGGTAGCACCAGCTGGCGGAAGCCCTGTATTACCTGACGTATCTATTGACCAATTCACAGGTGATGGAAGTAACAACAGCTTCCAATTGTCTGTAACTCCTGATAGCAAGAGTTTCTTAATAGTTAACGTAGATGGCGTACTACAGTTAAGTGATGCGTATACATTGACCACTGACACTGTAAGTTTTGGTAGCACACCTACTGATGGTAGTTTGATTGAAATCAGAACACTAGTTACTGGTGCAGGTGGTTCTAGTGGTGGAGGCAGCGGAACTGTTGATTGGGGCAATGTTGCTGCAAACATTTTACCTTCTGCTAATATCACATATAACTTAGGTAGCCCAACAAAGCGTTGGAAAGATTTGTATCTTTCTGGGTCTACTATTGACTTAGCCGGCGCAACGATTAAGACAGATGGTACTACTGGTGCTATTACTCTGGTTCCAAAACCAACTGCCGATACACCTGATCCAACTGGCGTTGTCATCACTGCTAGCGGTACATTCTCTACAGTTTCTACTCTAGGTGGCGTAATTCAGCCTACTGACTTAACGCAGTCAATTTCTAACTCAGAGACTTATGCAAGTATAACTTATGTTGACGATTCAATTGCTAACTTAGTAAATTCAGCTCCAGCGGCGCTAGATACATTAAAAGAACTATCTGATGCTCTAGGTAATGACGCCAGTTATTCAACAACAATTACAAATAGTTTAGCTAACAAACTGTCAACTACATCATTCACATCTACCGCTGATACATGGTTGGCAACTAAGACAACTACAAACGTAACTGAAGGCACAAACTTATATTACACAGTAGCACGTGCAAATACTGCAATTGATGCACGTGTAACAAAGAGTTTTGTTGATAGCTTGGGTGCAAACGCTAACATAGCAAACGTTGCATTATCAGTAGCGGTAGCAAATGTCACTGGTATTGGTAACATCGCTGTTATAAACAAAGATGGTAACGCAAGTAATATCTTGTATGGTAATGGTGTATTCGCTGCTGCACCATCAGGTGGCGGCGCAAGTGTAACTGTTAATTCAACTCCACCAAGTAGTCCCACAGCAGGCGGTATGTGGTACGATAATGGTACGACTGGTGAATTGTATGTTTATGACGGTAATACTTGGGTAACAACTAGTATCATGCCGATGACTACTGTAGCAGATCCTGCAGTCACTGGACCTACGCAAGCCAATGAAGTGTCAACTCAAACATATACTATCACAAACTATAATGCTTCATATGCTTATATCGTATCGGTAACAGGTGGAACTTTTACTAGAACAGCCGGTAGTATCTCATGGACAATGCCAGCAGTAACAAGTAATACAACACATTACATGACAACCCAAGTTGTTTCGGGCGGAGTTACCTCATCAATAGATACTAGAACAGTGTTAGTTGTCAATCTAAATATAGATGATACAGCAGTCGTTGTGACAGATTTCAGTTACAACAGTTATAATTCAGGTTGGACACTATAATGAAAGCATACACAGCAAACGCTACTTTTATAAGCAATATTTACACTCAAGAAGCGGGTGATACTAATTGGAATGAGTACCAAGTAGTAGTCACCGGTGGCTCAAACTCATTGAATATTCGTTCGGCAGACACTACATCAAACAATCTATCTGTTTTAAATGAAACAAGAGTTAGTTCAAATGATACTATATTGTTGAGTACTGACGGTAGCAATGTAGTCAGTGGTGTATGTGGTTTAGTTACAACCGGCACTATAAAAACGCAAACATCTACTCCTGCTATCATTTCTGCTAGAAGTTCTAATGCTTCCCCGCTAAGTGCATTGTATACTTCTGCCGCATATTATACATACGGATACAAGTTAAAACCCGATGGTAAAGTGTTTTGGGGTGTTAAGGGTGATGGCACGTTGCTTGAATTTAATATCGGTACAGTGGGTAGTATGAATACTGCGACTACTAGTGGCAAGACTTTAAGTAATTGTGCTGGTATAGATTTTAGTCCTGACGGTAAATATTTGTTTAGGATGAATTGGACATCAAACTATACGGTAGAAAGACTAACACTAGGTACGCCCTGGGATATATCAACAGTTGTATCAGGACAAACGGTATCTAAGGCGATTTCTAGCTTGCCAGCTAGTTCAGCGTATCATTCTTTAAGAATACAGCCAGATGGTCTAGGATTTGTAGTGGTTTTTTCTTCTTCTGCTAACTGGTATAAATGTACCATGACTACGGCATGGGATATCTCTACTGCCTCGTATAGTTACTCCGCTACAATCCCGAATTCAGCGTATAATACTGAAATTTCACCTGACGGTAAAACATGGTATTGGGTATCGTATGCTACAACTACTTCATCAACATATGTTTATGCCGCAGTTGCCGGAACCGCATGGGACCCTAGAACATTAGGTACTGCTATCACCTTAACATGCAGTGACGGAACCTATGTCTATAACAACTCGTCTGGTTATCATATGTCACCGTTAATAAATTTAGACGGGACACTGACATTGTTGCCTGCACAAATAGCTACTGGATCAGGGTATCTAAAACATGCTACATTTAACGTTGACATTGCATTAAGTAAAAACATTGACATTTCGGCATTTGGATTAAGCTCTGCCCCTACTAATGCATGGTTAAAAATGCCGACTACTTCAGTTGCAACATCTAAATTATCGCCAACATTATCATGGACTAACCAAGACTTGGAGTTAGATGGCAACGTTAATGGATATACTACTGGAATAGCATCTACTACTACTTCCGCTGTTGTTGGTTTTGATGGATCAAGTTTATTATCAACTGGTGATTCGGTGATACTAAATGGTACCACTACTGTTACTCTAACTGGGGTTACGGAAACATCAAACGGGTTAGTTAAGCAAGATCCAAGTAATGCAGTTGATTACATAAAGTATTCCAATAAAAGTTTTCAAACTAATACAGGTACTTCTAATTTTGCAAATGCATACGAGAATATATTAGCCCAGCAGCATATGAGAATTAGTAGTAATGGGTCATATCTTTATGTATTGGGCGGAAATACTAGTGCATTGGGCGTAGGAGTATATCAGTACGTGCTATCTACACCATGGGATGTATCTACTGCAACTTACAAAAACTACATCAACGTTACTGATAATAGTTATACTACACAATCTGGTTTTGATATAAATCCAGACGGTAGTAGTTTTGTTGTGATATGCGGGGCATCCAGTGCTAGTTCAAAAATCTATCAATACAAATTTGCAAAGGCACATGATTTTGATTCAACTCGTACTATTGTTGTTAAAGACGGATATCTGTACACCGGTTTATCTAGTGCTGGTAGGATAGTAAGATGCAGATTCAATCGAACTGGTACACAATTATTGATTCAGTCACAACAAAGTGCGTCAATGTGGACTTGGTATCATTCTGTCGGTACTGCATATGATATAACAACAATTTCAGGAACAATGACTAGCACAAGTGGCACTCCTTACACAAGTGATGAATGCTTTACACCTGACGGTAATACTATTATTGGTCTTGGATCAGGTTGGATTGATGGCTATATGTTTGCAACAACAGCGAGTGTGTCTAACAGCTGGGCATCGGTGACATATTCATCTTCTACAGCTTCAAACGCTACCTACACTAATTGGCCAGCTAACTCAGTGACTATTTCCACATACTTGAGAAGTTTAGATATTTCAGCAGACGGTACAAAATTATACGTTATGGCAGCAGACGGTACAATTTACCAATTCAATGTAAGGTTGAAAACTTTAACTAAGTACGCATTAACATTTGCGGCACAAGGAAGTGCCCCTACGAGTGTATCGTTACCAGCATCAATTACAACTCCTACTATGACAACATCGGTAGTGTCTGGTAACATTGTACAAACATCAAATACTATTACCACAAATGCAAGGTCAATTCAGTTTAAATTAACCAACAACCCTGCATTCTCTGAAATTACAAAAGTTCAACTTAATCTAAGAAAGTCAGCATAATGTTAGAAAGTAAAATAGTTGAAATCGCCCCACAAATGTTTAAGAAGGTGTACACATTCACCGAAGATCCAGTTAAGGGTACAAAAGCACAAAAGACAGAGAGAATCTACACTGCTACCGTAACATTCAATGACTGTGTGTTTGATGCGGATGAAACCAGTATGAATAGAATGATTCGCTATTTGCAAATAGCGAATACTGACTTCAATAGTGATTTGTTCAACGGATTGACTGTAGGCGAAGCATACGAAAAGAATTACAATGACACTAATGTTCAATGGAAGTTAACTGATAACACAATTACAGAGATTACTATTGCACAACTAGCAGAAGTTTATAAAATAGCTGTACAAAATATGGCTAACAATTGGTTATAAGGAAAAGATATGGCATTCCCAACAAGTCCAACAGACGGTCAAACATATACTCAGTATGGTAGAACATTTATCTATTCAAGCACAACTGGTGCTTGGAGAAATTTTAAGAATTCAGATTTGTCAAACCCTTTGACAGGGAACGTAACATTGGGCACTATATCAAACGTACACATTTCAGGTGGTACATCTGGACAACTAATCTCAACTGATGGGTCGGGTAATTTAAGTTTTGCTACTGTAACTATACCGGATACTATGAATCCATTCTTGTTAGCAGGAATGTAATAAAGGAATAAATTATGGCTTTCACATACAAAGTATTAGGACAAAGTAATCCAGCTGCAACTACAAACACGGATTTGTATACAGTTGGTGCAGGAAAAAGTGCAGTTGCTTCGTCACTGACAATTTGCAATCAAGCAAGTACAAACGTTGCAGTTCGTGTTGCAGTAAGACCTGCAGGCGCTTCTATAGCTGCACAACATTATATAGCATATGATACTGTAGTTGCTGGTAATGACCTGTTAACATTAACAATCGGTTTGTCATTGGCAACTACAGATATAGTTACAGTGTACGCAAACACAACGTCCGTAAGTTTTAGTTTGTTTGGTTCGGAGATAACATAATGGGTATTAGGTCTTTGAAGAAAACAGGACCTGTTAATAAAAGTTCTGTTATGAATGTACAGGGTACGTATCCTTCACAGACTACCTTTACCTATATAGTAGTTGCCGGTGGTGGCGGCGGCGGAAGTATTCTTGCTGGTACAACAGGTGCAGGCGGTGGCGGCGGCGCAGGCGGCTATTTAACTGGAACTGTGTCTGGATTATCAGGTTCTGTCACTATTACAGCTACGGTAGGCGCCGGTGGGTCAGGCGCAAATGGCTCTTCTTCCAGTATAGCAGGTACAGGTTTTGCTACTATTACTACAGTAGGTGGCGGCAAGGGCGGTAACTACAGAACAAGTGGATCAAGTGGCGGTTCAGGCGGCGGCTCTGGAGGACAGTTAAACGGAGCAACAGGAGGGTCACCTACATCAGGTCAGGGATATGCAGGCGGCGGCGCATTAGCCTCTGGTGCGTCTGGCGGCGGCGCAGGCGGCGGCGGAGCTGGTGGGGCTGGTGGTAGCCCAACTGTACTTCACTATTCAGGTGCAGGCGGCGTAGGTGCACAATCTTCTATTACTGGCGTTAGTGTTTACTATGCAGGTGGTGGTGGTGGCGGTCAATATTCTACATATACCCCTGGATTAGGTGGACTCGGCGGTGGAGGCCTGGGAAGCACAGGTGGTAATAGTAGCACATCAAACAAACCAGGTGAAAACGGTGGAACTAATACTGGTGGCGGCGCTGGTGGCGGCATGTATCAAGCAACCAACGCTGCAGGACCTGGCTCAGGTGGCTCAGGGATTGTTGTAATCAGAGTACTGATAAATGATCTAATATCAACTTATAAGACGCCGACGCATACGGGTGCATATTCATATACATGGGTTGATATATCTACCGGATTCACATATCAAATTTTTCAGTTTCTTTCTTCAGGAACCTTGACACTTTAACAGTAGCTAAATACATAATAAGGTATAAGAATAATGGCAGCAATAACAACAATCAAACCCAGAGCAATAGATACGACTGGTGACTATGTAGTTAACAGTATCTCCGGCACGGGTAATGTTAGTGCTGGTAATGTAAAAACTGACCACTTAAAGTACGCTAACGGGGTAACGTACACTGTAGCATCATTTACGAACGATGCTGGGTACTTGATATCTTCAGATTTAGCAAATGTCGCTATTACTGGAAACTATGAAGATTTAAACAACAAACCAACGTTGTTTGATGGCGAGTATGCATCTCTAGCAAACAAACCAACATTGTTTAGCGGAAGTTATGCTGACTTATCTAATAAGCCTACTATTCCAGCAAACGTAAGCGATTTGACCAATGACACTGGGTTCATTACTTCTAGTGCATTATCAGGCTATGCAACTGGAACCGATGTAAGTAATGCAATAGGCAACTTAATTAATTCAGCTCCTAGTGCGTTAGACACGCTAAAAGAACTAGCAGATGCACTGGGTAATGACGCTAGCTACTCAACTACTATTACAAATGCGTTAGCAAATAAACTAAGCACAAGTAGTTTCAGTTCTACTGCTGACACCTGGTTGGCAACTAAATCAACTAGTGATGTAACTGAAGGTACTAACCAATACTATACGATAGCACGTGCAAACACAGCTATTGATAACAGAGTTACAACAAGTTTTGTTGATAACTTGGGTGTAAACGCAGCGACCTTGCAAGGTTATGCTGCATCCCAATTCGCTACATCAGAACAAGGAACAAAAGCAGACAACGCTGTTCAAATGGGCAATTTGGCAAGTGTAGCCTTAACCGGAGACTATGACGAACTATCAAATAAACCAAGTTTGTTTAGTGGTAGTTACTTAGACTTGACAAACAAACCGTCATTGTTTGATGGAGAGTACTCATCTCTTGCAAACAAGCCAAGTTTGTTTAGCGGTAGCTACACAGATTTAACAAACAAGCCATCGTTGTTTAATGGTGAGTATTCATCATTGGCAAATAAGCCAAGTTTGTTTAGTGGTAGCTATGCAGATTTGACAAACAAACCAACTCTTGGTACAGCGGCGGCAACAGATGCAACCGATTATGCCACAGCGGCACAGGGTTCAACTGCTGACTCTGCGGTGCAGCCAGGCGATAACGTAAGTGATTTAACAAACGATGCAGGCTATCTAGTAATAGCTAACTTATCAACTTATGCAACACAGACTGATGTATCAAATGCTGTTGCTAATTTAGTTAACTCAGCACCGTCTGCCCTAGATACATTGAAAGAACTAGCGGATGCATTGGGTAATGACGCTAGCTACTCAACTACTATTACAAACGCATTAGCCAACAAATTAAGCACAAGTTCATTTAGCTCTACGGCTGATACTTGGTTAGCAACAAAATCAACTACGAATGTAAGTGAAGGCACCAACCAGTATTATACAGTGTCACGTGCTAACACTGCGATTGATGCACGTGTAACAACTAGTTTTGTTGATAACTTAGGTGCAAATGCCAACGTAGCGAACATTGCATTGTCAGTAGACGGTGCCAATGTCGTCGGCAACGTAGACAATGCATCACATGCTTACATAGCTGATACTGCGAATTATGTTGCAGGTGATAATGTATTCGGAGAAGTTGGATACGCTTCAATCGCTAATTCAGTGGCAGTAGCTAATGTCGATGGAATCGGTAACATCGCAACTATCAACAAAGATGGTAATGCAAGTAACATCTTATATGGTAATGGCGTCTTTGCTAGCGCACCAGTAACTTATGGTAACTCAAACGTTGAAGTTTACTTACCAACATATACAGGTGACTTGAGTATAGGGAATCTAGAAGTATCTGGCCTATCTGTGTTGGGTGCAATCGGTAACATAACTATCACTGGTGGTACAACTGGTCAAGTTCTAAAGACAGATGGATCTGGTAACTTATCATGGACTGACCCTTCAGTAACTAGTGAGTATGGATCAATCACAGTTGATAACTTCACCGGTAATGGGGTCCAAACTGCGTTCACGTTGTCCATCACACCCGGCAACAAAAATCAAACATTCGTTAACTATAACGGCGCAGCGCAATTACGTAGCGCCTATTCATTGAGTGGTGCAGTTATCACATTCAGTGAAGCACCTGAAGATGGATCATTAGTTGAAGTTACTACTACGATGAGCATTGCAACAGGCGCAGGTGACCTGACAGTAAGAAACTACTTAGCTGATGGATCAACATCTAGTTATGCGGTATCGTCTGGTACATATGCGTCTAGCCTTCTTGTCGTAGTTGATGGATTGACAAAGACACCGGTTACAGATTATACAGTATCTTCCGGTACGCTAACATTTGTCTCTGCTCCTACTACAGGTAAGAAGATTCAAATTCGTGAGTTGGGTACTGCAATTGGATCTATATCAAGTCTTCCGGTAGCAAATGTTACTGGTATTGGTAACATTGCCACTATCAATATAGACGGTAATCTAAGCAACATTCTTTATGGTAATGGCTCATTTGCTGCTGCACCGACTGTAACTTCAATACCAGTAGCAAACATAACAGGCCTTGGAAACATTGCAACTATCAACAAAGATGGTAATGCAAGTAACATCTTATATGGTAATGGTGTGTTCTCAGCAGCACCGACAGGATCATACACATGGAGTGTGATTACTGTTGATACTAATGCTACGGCATTTAATGGGTATTTCGTAGACACATCCTCAACTGCAATAACATTAACCTTACCAGGTAGTCCTAATCTAGGTGATTCGATTAAAATTAATGACTTAGCAGGTACATTCGGTACGCACAGTTTGATATTGGGACGTAATGGTAAAAAGATAGAAGGCGTAAGTGATAACTTAGCAGTAGATTACAATAAGGCTACTGTGGAAATAGTTTATAGTAATAGTACATATGGTTGGAAAGTGATAGGATTATAATGACACAATCTTCAAAAGAAATTAAAAGCGGGACAGTAACGGATGTTATCGCAACTACAATCACTGCACTTACTACACCAAAGATTACAAGTATTGCATATGTAGGCAATGATACTGCGGCAGATACTGCAGGCGGACAGACTATTACTATTACTGGTACAGGCTTTGCAACTGGCGCATCAGTGTTGGTTGGTACAGCTACAGCAAGTGTAGTTACAGTCGTCAGTTCAACGTCTATTACATTTACAAGCCCTGCAAATTCAGCAGGTAGTTATATTCTATATGTGGTTAACAGTGACGGTGGTACTGGTATCGCTGTACCAGGTATTCAATATTCAGGTACACCTGCGTGGACTACATCAGCTGGTTCATTAGGTAGTCAATATGAAACCTCTGCTTTTAGTAGGTCAGTTTCAGCCACAGGTGATGCCCCTGTTACATATAGTGTAGTTAGTGGTTCGCTACCGACAGGAGCAACACTGAACACAAACGGTACTATTACTGGTACTAGTGTAGTTGGTTCAGGATCCCCTACAACTTATACATTTACTGTTGCGGCATCTGACGCACAGAACCAAGATACAAATCGTCAGTTCAGTATTACTATCAACCCTGATGTTATAACGTGGTCAAGTCCATCAAATGGTTCAGTAGTCAACAGTTATGAATATTCAAACATCTCAAATGTAACATTATCTGCAACAAGCGCAGCAAGCGACACGGTCAACTATTCAGCATCTGGATTGCCTACAGGGTTAACATTATCAGCAGGTGTAATCAGTGGTGCAGCAACGGCTGTAGGAAATACTGCTACTACAATTACGGCAACTGGTAACGCAACTACTCGCACTGCATCTGAGACAATTTATTTCAACGTACAACAAGACGTAGTTACTTGGGGTGCTCCTACACCCGGGTCAACAGTACAACTAGATGGTACTTTATACTCACAGGTATTGTCAGCAACTAGTGCTGCTGGAAAATCTATTACATACACTGCAAATGCATTGCCCACCGGGCTATCATTAAGTTCAGGAACAGTCAGCGGAACACCCACAGTTGAAGGCACATCATCAACCTTGTTTACTGCTACTGCCGCTAGCACTAACAGAAGTGCAACAAATACGATTACATGGGTAATATCATTAGCAGATTTGTATTGGCAGTATACGACATTATTAATATCTGCTAGTGCAAGTAGTCAAACAAGCTCAATTGTGAATGACGCTAGTATCAATAATGCACCGATTACTGTTCCAGGAGATACTAGAGTACAAACTTTCAACCAATATCAGCCCGGTTATTACAGTGTTCAATTCAACGGAACATCTAACGATTATGTAAGCATCCCACATAATTCAAACTTATCAATCATGTCAGGTGACACTAATACATTTATTGCTGAATGCTGGGTGTATTGGACTACTGTTAGTGCTAATCAGGTTATCATGGACAAGTCAGGCAGAAACGGTGTAAGTTTTCAAAACTGGTCTGTTCAACTAGATGCTAGTAAATACGTTAAGCTAGTATGGGGCGCATCAGGTTCACCTGGAACAAGTGCGATTGGCACGATAACTTCAACAACAATTCCAGTACCCGGCATGTGGTATCATATTGCATTGGTAAAATCAAGTGCAATCTGGTCATTGTTTATTAACGGGACTAGAGGAGCGACTTACAGCGGATTAAACACTGCTACTGATGCAAACCCAGGTGCGTTGCGTATTGGTCTAGGTATTGACGGTGAATATAACGGTGTATATCTAAGTGGTTATGTTTCAAATGTTAGCGTGTTCAATGGACCTGCAGGAAGCGCACCTTATTCAGCGTCTTCAACTACAATTACAATTCCTACATCACCTAAAGTGTCTAGCTCATATGTTAGTCTAGTCACTTGTAATCGTCCTAGACACATAGATTCGTCACCGGTGTATGCTACTGTGACTGCGGGGTCGGGTACAAAAATTGTTCCACTGAGCCCTTTCGGTTCTGCATACCAACTCACTGCACAGTATTATTCTACTAACTTCAATGGTTCAACTGATTACCTATATCTTCCTAGCAATAGTGCGTTTGCATTAGGCACTAGTAATTTTACTATTGAACTATGGTTCAATACTAGAGCAAAAACTAATGACTATCCAATATTATTGTGCAACGGTGACTGGAATATGCACAGATGGCAACTAGACGATAGACACCAAGATTATCCTACTAAACTAGTGTTTGGTGTGTATGACGCACAAAATACAGCTAATTGGCTAGTTAGTTCTACTTCTATCCAGAATAACACATGGTATCATGTAGCAATTGTTAGAAGTGGTAATACATTTACTATGTATTTGAACGGTGTGGCAGAATCTACTCAAACATATGCAGGTTCAGTAGACGGTGGCGCCGCCCAAACTATATACGTCGGGCAAGATACTGGTCAAATAGGAACAAAGTACAACGGTCTTGTTAACAATCTTCGCATTACTAAAACAGTAGTATATAGTACCGCATTCACTCCTAGTACGACACCATTAACTGCAATTGCGAATACAGTATTATTATTATGTAATGATACTACTATCAAAGATAATTCATCTACCGGTGCTACTATCACAATAGGAACCTCATCAGCTACGCAGGTACCAGTGTCACCGTTTGCACTTAGCTATTCAAGCACCTTAGTAAATACTTACGGTAGTATGTATTTTGATGGATCCGGTGATTATTGCTCAATAGCATCATCTCCTGCATTCGCATTAAGCGGAGATTACACTATTGAAGCATGGGTGTACAGAACTGATTCAGGCACACAACGAGCCATTGTTGATTTGCGTGGAGGCTCATACGTCAACGTATTGTTCTACATGAACTCGTCAAATCAATTAACTGCATTTAACTCAACTTCATCTTGGATAACATCTACGAACGCAATTCCATTGAATCAATGGGTACACGTTGCTATCGCTAGATCCGGTTCAACAGTTAAACAATTTATCAACGGCGTAGTAGATGGAACTGCCACAAACACTGATACTAACGTTAGTTCGGGCCCTGTCTACATTGGTAGACAAAATGGTACTACATCGAATGATTGGTTGGGATATATTTCTAATGTCAGAATTATAAAAGGTACTGCATTGTATACATCAGTGTTTACACCTAGTTTATCACCTTTGACAAATGTAGCAAACACACAATTGTTAACACTACAGTATAACGGCCCTCATAATAACAATACCATCAATGAAGTATCAGGTTTCAATAACATAGTTGCTAAAAATGGCAATATGGTTAGCGGTGGAACGTTCAGTCCATACGGAGATAACTGGAGTAACTATTTTGATGGTTCATCATATATCACTTTTCCGTCAAGCGCACAATACGCATTCGGTACAGGTGCATTTACGTTCGAAGGTTGGGTAAACTTACCGACAGGTACTAACAACAAACAAATCACAGTGCAAGGAAGTCAGTTCCTATTAGGTACAGGTGGTTATAGCGGATCAACAGTGGGTACTTTGCGTTATTATTCTGGTCCAAGTTCCACAACATATACTTGCAGTTATTTGATCGCAAACGATCAATGGAATCACCTTGCAGTGGTTAGAGAAAGTACTTCTGCTAACGGGTTTAAAATGTATGTCAACGGTATGTTAGCATACGTTGGTACAGATACCGGCAACTATGGAACATCAGGAGTAGTGAATTATGGATCTGGTGGTACGTCGGATTATCTTACTGGGTACGTTTCGAATTTTAGAATATTAAAAGGTACTGCACAATATACAACTGCAAGCACAACTGTAGGTACACAGATTTTTACACCACCTACAAGCCCGCTGACTGCAACCGCGAATACATCTTTGTTAACTGGTCAATCAAGATCGTTTGCTGACAACTCAGTAAATAACTTTACTCCTACTATAAATGGATCACCAAAGGTTCAAAAGTTCTCACCATTCAGTACATTAACTGTATCTAAATACTATTCTACATACTTTGATGGTAGCGGTGATTACCTTACTTTACCTAGTAACCAATCAACATTCTCAATGGGCACTGGGGATTTTACCATTGAAATGTGGGTGTATGTCAATAACTTATCGGTGCAACGAGGGTTGTACGATACATTGAACGCAGGAGACTCAACTGGTACCGGTAGATTCGGTTTACAAATAACTACTGCCGGAGTTGTACAAGTATATTCATTGGCGGGTACAATCTTAACTAGCGGCGGTACGTTAGCAGTAAATACCTGGTATCATATTGCTTATGTAAGAATTTCAAATAGCGGAAAACTATATGTTAACGGATCACAGGTTAACTCAACGTACACTGACAATAATAACTACGTAGTAGGAACTTCAACTAGACCTATTGTGGGTATTAATGGTTATGATAGCTCAAGTTTTCCTATGTCAGGCTATATTAGTAATCTGCGTGTAGTTAAGGGCTTAGGTGTATATACCGGTTCATTTACTCCTCCTACAAGTCCATTGTCTGCTACTCAAAGTTCTGGAACAAATATTGCAGCAATATCATCAGGTACTAGTTTGTTGACTTGTAAAGATTCAACTGTAAAAGATAATAGTATAAATTCATATGCTTTAACTACCAGCGGCGATGTTAGACCATTAGCAGTGTCACCTTTCACTCCGACAGCTAACGCATCATCTAGTTACGATACAACAACGTTTGGTGGTAGTATGTACTTTGATGGCTCAGGTGATTATTTAGTTGCAGCACATCAACCATCCCAATGGATGACAACATCAGATTTCACTGTTGAAGGTTGGATATACACTACCAAAACAGGGTCTGAACAAGTATTCGTTGGAAAACAATGGCAGGGATCCGCTAACGCATACGCAAGTTATGTAATATACTTGGAATCTGGAAACACTGTTAGAGTATTAGGCTCTACTAGTGGTGGGTCATGGGAAATTGATTTAGGTTCTTCAACTGCAACAGTTAAACAACACACATGGACTCACTTAGCACTAACTCGTTCAGGTAGTACATTCAGATTATTCATTAATGGTATTCTTGATAAGTCTGGCACAAATGCCGGTTCATTATATACAACATCTGATCCTTTAACAGTTGGTGCAGCAGGACCACAGACTGGTTACAATGCACAGTTCCAAGGCTACATGTCAGATGTGCGTGTGATTAGAGGTACTGCATTATACACTAGTAACTTCTACCCAGGATCGACCCCACTAACATCATCTGTTACGGTCAACTCGTTGCCATACAGTGCTACATTTATGTTGCCGGGTACAGGTGCTGGCATCATCGATTCATCAAGAACAAGTACGTTCGAAACTGCAGGAGAAACTAAACCAGTAACATTTAGTCCCTACAATGGAAATTACTATAGCAATTACTTTAATGGCACTTCGGACTACATGTCAACTGCACATAATACATTGTTAGATTTTGGTACTGGTAATTTTACTATCGAGTTTTGGATCTATCCAATTACTTGGAGTTCTGGCACTGCTGGTGTAGTTGGTAAAAAAGTCAACGACTCATCAGACGGTTGGCAAATTTATAGAAACTCAACGCAAGCTTCCAAGATGAGTGCTAGACTAACACAGCAGAATGATTTCTATACAACCTCTGCTGTTGAAGCTGGTGTATGGTCTCATTGGGCATTAGTTAGAACAGGCACAACTCTTTATTGGTTTAAGAACGGAGTGTTAGACGCAACTGGTACTTCTAGTGCTAACATCACAGATACTAGTGCATCGTTATATGTAGGTTATGCACAAACATGGGCTGGTTACGGTAACTTCTATCTAAGTAACTTGCGAATTATCAAAGGTGCTGCACAATATACTTCAGGCTTCACGCCATCGACAGTACCGTTGACAGCAATAGCAAACACTAGTTTGTTAACATGCCAATCTAATAAATTTGTAGATAACAGCACAAACGCATTCTCAATGGTTCTATCAGGTCCAGCGACGGTTAAAGTTGCTACACAGAATCCATTCCAAGTAAATGCCGGTATCAGTTATTACTTTGATGGTAGCGGTGATTATATATCAGTACCATATAACCCGGCGCATCAGATGGTAGCAGAAGATATGACTATCGAATGCTGGGTATACAGAAATGCCGTTAGTGTAGAACATAATATTGCAGTCACTAGAAGTTCAGCTAGCTCAGACGGGTGGAACTTGCGTATTAACTCTGCTAATACTGTTTCGTTCTATTTTACAGGCGGTACTACACTTACATCTACTGGTACTATAGCTGCTAACGTGTGGACACATATTGCATTTTCTAAGAGTGGTAACACGGGCAAATTGTTCATTAACGGAACTGTTGATGGCACAACTGCATCTATGGGTACGGGAACAGCCAATACACAACCATTAAGAATCGGTGTAGACAATACAACTGCCGCAAGTTACATGAATGGTTACATCGCAGACTTTAGAATCACTAAAGGCTATGCACGTTATACATCAACATTCACACCTCCTTCAGTCACATTGAAACTGAAATAAATAGAGTAATTATATGACTACAAAAGCATCAGCATCATTAATCGATACAGCTAACATTACTAGTGTAGGTACATTGACTACATTGAACGTTAGCGGTAACGCCGCATTCTCAAGCTGGTCTACGTTTCAACAATCTAGTGAAGTTGTTAACTTAAAGACCGGAGCTACTGGTACAGTTGCACATGACATAAGCACAGGAGCAACGTTTTACCATACGAGTCCTGCAGCCAATTTTACTGCGAACTTTACAAACGTATCAACAACAGACAATAGAGCAATCGTAGCTGCATTGATTGTAGTGCAAGGTTCAACACCATACGTTCCGACAGCAGTTCAAATTGACGGTTCTGCACAAACAATCAAGTGGATTACAAGCACAGCACCTACTGGTACTGCAAGTAAAACTGAAATCTTCTCATTCACTCTACTGAGAACAAGTAGTGCTTGGTCTGTGTTGGGACAATATTCTAATTACGGATAATCATGTCAAGATTTACACAGTTTGCTGGAGCATTTACAGGTTTACACACTCGTGTATCTGGTTCTGCACCTAAAATTGTTGCATCAGGTGGTACTGTTACCACAGTGGGTGGATACAAATATCACACCTTCACTGGGTCAGGTACATTCACTGTTACTAGTAACTTAGGTAATGAAGCTGTTAGCTTTCTAGTCGTTGCCGGCGGTGGAGGTGGCGGTGGTACTGACGGTAACGGTTCAGGCGGTGGTGGCGCAGGCGGTTATAGAACAGGCACTAACGTAGTAACACCACAAGATTATGCTATTACAGTGGGTGGCGCAGGCGCAGGTGGTGCAGCGAACGGTGGTTTAGGTGGCTCTGGATCAGCAAGTTCAGCATTTTCGATATCAAGCGCAGGTGGCGGCGGCGGATCGGGTAGATATTCCGGAGCTGGCGCTTCAGGTGGTTCAGGTGGTGGAGGACAACCGTTCGCCCCTGCAGGCGGAGCAGGTAATACTCCTTCAACTTCCCCGTCACAGGGCAATAACGGTGGTACAGCACCGGCAACAACTACATCAGGACGTCCGGGCGCCGGTGGCGGCGGAGCAGGAGCAGCAGGCGTATCTCCTAGTTCTAGTAATGGTGGTAATGGTGGTGATGGTTTACAGTGGTTAGACGGTAACTATTATGCAGGTGGCGGCGGTGGCTCATTGAACAAGGGTGCAGGCGGCGCTGCCGCGACAGGCTCTCAAGGTTCAGGTGGTTTAGGTGGCGGTGCAACCGCAGTGTATCAAACTATCGTTAATGGTACTACTAATACAGGCGGTGGCGGCGCAAGTATTGCGGGTGTTAACTCAGCCGCAGGTGCAGGCGGATCGGGAATAGTCATAATAAGATACACCGCTTAAACGACTAAATATATAATAAGGTTTAAGTATGGCATTAACAAGATTACCCAGTTTTACACTAGATTCAACAAGCAGTTTTACATTTGCGAATGTAACCGTTACCAGCAACGTAGCTGCCGCAAATGCTAATTTAGGGAACACTGTAACTGCTAACTATTTTGTAGGAAACGGTAGTTCAGTAACTGGAGTCAATGCAGCATCGCTTAACGGATTCACTTCAAGTAGCTTTGCTACGGCAGCCCAAGGATCAAAAGCCGACACAGCATTACAACCTGCTAATTTAACTGGATACGCAACCACAACTGACGTATCAAACGCAGTAGCAAACTTAGTAAATTCAGCTCCAACGGCACTGGATACATTAAAAGAACTAGCAGATGCACTGGGCAACGATGCTAGCTACTCAACGACAGTTACTAATGCACTTGCTAACAAGTTAAGTACTACATCGTTCACATCGACGGCTGATACTTGGTTAGCAACCAAGACAACGACAAATCTACCAGAAGGTCTCAACCAGTATTACACTGTAGCTAAAGCAAACTCAGCGATTGATGCACGTGTAACTACTAGCTTTGTGGATAACTTAGGTGCAAATGCCAATGTAGCAAACGTTGCTTACTCAGTAGCAGTAGCAAACGTTACTGGTATTGGTAACATTGCAACTATCAACAAAGATGGTAATGCAAGTAACATCTTATATGGTAATGGTGTGTTCGCATCAGCACCAGTCACATATGGTAACAGCAACGTATCTACGTTCTTAGCTAGCTATGGATCAAACACCATCGTAACTACAGGTAACGTAACTGTAGGTAACATCATCGGTAATGGACAAGCATTAACTGGATTGACTGGTGCGAACGTGACAGGTCAAGTGGGCAATGCACTAGTTGCAGGTACTGTATATACTGCGGCGCAACCAAACATTACTTCAGTTGGAACACTAACTGGATTAACTAGTACAGGTACTGTTAATTTAACCGGCGCAAGTAACGTTAGTTTAGGTAACGTTGCTAACGTTAAAATTTCAGGTGGCTCTGCCGGTTACATATTAGAAACAGACGGCACAGGCAACATACAATGGGTCGATAATGTACCATCAACTACAACATACAACGCTAACTCAATTGCCTTGACTGGTGGTGTATACGTATCAGGTAACGTAACAAGTATACAATCGTTTGGAGATTATGCCGGCGGCAATGTCTACGTATTGACTGACGGTACAGGATCTGCGCCCGCATGGCAAGTTGACATCGACTTCATCTCAGTAACAAGTTTCAACCGTGTTGTATTAAACATCAACTACACACAAGCATCTGGACATACCATTTATGTTCAATTGTATAATAACTCAACTAGCACATGGGATGCTATCGGTACCTACACCGGCTTAGGTGCGTATTATGCATTTGCGTTAGAAGTAATTGACTCCGCCCCCTACATTAATGGCAGCGGTGTTGCACAATTGAAGTTGTATCATAGCAATAGTGGTAACTCATCACACACGACAAGCATTGATTACGCTGCATTAGAATTATCTAGTCAAGGTCCACAGGGACCAAGAGGTCCAACTGGTGCTACTGGTGCTACTGGTCAAGGTGTTGCTGCAGGCGGCGTTGCTGGGCAAGTATTAACAAAAAACAGTGGCACTAACTATGATACTGCTTGGTCTAGTAGTCTTGCCCTAGCAGGTAATATTGACGTAGATGGTAACACACATGTGGGTGGTAACTTATCAGTTACTGGTAATCTTACATTTACTGGTAATGGATCTATTAACCAGTTAACTGGTAACTCAGGTCAGTTTTACGGAGACGCACACGGTGTTGGAGCATTGTATGCCGGTCTATCATCTGGATATGCGGTTGTATATAATCCTATCATTCAAGCCAGTGCAGACTCTAACGCATACGTACAGATTAACTTCCAAAACATTAATCACGGTAGTCAAGCAAGTACTGACTTCTGTGCAACATCAGACAACGGTACTGATACTAAGTTCTTTATTGACATGGGTATCGCAGGAGGCTCATGGGATGGAACACAAGAAAACAGTATAGGTACTGCTGCATACGCTGATGATGGATATTTGTATGTCCAAGGTAACAGTAGTGCTGGTAACTTAGTTTTAGGTACAGTAACTTCTGGAACAAGTATTAGATTCATTGCAGGCGGACCTAACACAGCCAACATTGTAGGTACTATCAGTAGTACTGGTGCAAACTTCAAGAATGTAACAACACCGGGTAATGTATCTGCTACAGGTAACGTATCCGCAGCTTACTTAAGCGGTAACGGTAGTTCATTGTCAGCAATAACCGGTGCGAATGTTACAGGTCAAGTAGGTAATGCATTAGTAGCAGGTACAGTTTATACTGCGGCGCAACCTAATATCACTAGTGTTGGTACACTAACTAGCCTAACTGCTACTGGTAACATCACCGGTGGCAATTTGATAACAGCAGGTAACATTGTTACAGGCGGCGGCTCTGGTGGCAATATCTCTGGTGCTAATGTCATTACTGCAAACTACTTTGTTGGTGCTGGTAATAGCTTAACTAATTTGACTGGCGCAAACGTAACAGGTGCAGTCGCATACGCAACTACTGCAAATGCAGTGGCTGGCGCAAACGTAACAGGTCAAGTTGGTAATGCACTAGTTGCAGGTACTGTATATACAGCAGCACAGCCAAACATTACTTCAGTTGGTACGTTGACCAGCTTAACTGCTACTGGTAACATTACTGGTGGCAACTTAATCACGACAGGTAACATTATAGGCGGCTCTGGTTCAGGCGGTAACATCACCGGTGCAAACGTAATTAGTGCAAACACACTCACTGCATCCGGTAATATTACAGCAGGTAACATCTTAACTGACCATTTGTACTACGCTAACGGTGTTGCATATAGCTTAGGCGGCGGTGGCGCAACAGTTGCTGGATCAGATACACAGATTCAATTCAATGACGGTGGTTCATTGGGTGGCAATGCTGGTCTAACGTTCAACAAGACGACAACTACATTAACTGCAAATAACTTTGTATCATCTACTAGTGCTAATTTAGGTGCGGTAGCTAACGTACATATCACAGGTGGTTCAACTAACCAACTATTACAGACTGATGGTGCTGGCAACTTAACTTGGGTAACACCAACGGGATCAACTGTAACAGTTGATAACTTTACAGGTAACGGTGTTCAAACTGCATATACGCTATCAGTTTCTCCATCAAGTTCAGCATATACATTAGTTGCATTAGGTGGTACAATTCAGCCTAGAACAGTATACACTGTGTCAGGTACAACATTGACATTCTCATCAGCACCACCTGACACAGCTCCAATCGAAGTAACTACATTCTCAAGTGTATTAGGTTTTGGTAGCGGCAACATCACAGCTAACGTATTTTCTGCTAATACTGTTACTGCGAATACATTGTCAGGTAACGTTATCTCGTCAAACACAAACTTAACAGTTGATACATTGACTGCTAATAGTGTTGTTAACGGTGGCTCAGGAACACCGACATTACAATCAAACACAAGCATTGTGCTATCTGCGAACACAGTAGTTCGTGTGTCAACAAGTCCAATGCAATTCTATACTTGCACTTCTACAGTACGTGATGCGATTGCGGCTAGTAACGGGTACGTGATTTACAACACCACTACGAACAAGTTACAAGTATACGCTAACGGATCATGGGTGGACTTGCACTAATGGCAACATTTAATACACAAGAGTTAGACTTCGGTGCTGTATTAACAGTTCCAACTACTGAGTTTAATACTCATCTAGATGTTGCACCTATCCAGTTAACTCAGGCAGATCCTAATCAACTGCAAGATTACGTGGTGATAGTAAAACAAGGTTTAACTATTGACGACTTGGAGCGTGATTTAGAACGTGACACTACATTAGATGATTCTGTTGATAGTAGTATTATCCCTGACAGAATTGTAGATGTTGCTAACAGAAGACCGGCTTCAGATACACAAACTCATTATTGGCTAACAGTGGATGAAGCATTGAAGTTAAAGAATCACCCTGATGTACTTGATGTTGAACTAAACCCAGAAGTTAATCCTAGTCTACGAATTCTACCACATTCAATACAATCAAGCGACTTTACCAAGCAAGCTATCTTTGGGAACGCAACAGGTAATGTAGTTAACTGGGGATTGAAAAGATGCAGTAGTCCAACTAATAACTATGGTACTGGGAACACAGCATCCGGCACTTATAATTATATAGCGGATGGAACAGGGGTTGACGTTGTAATCATGGATACTGGTATCTTACCAACACACCCTGAGTTTTTATATGCTAACGGGGTATCTCGTGTTCAACAAATCGATTGGTATAGTGTTACTGGAACTAGTGGTACGATGCCAGCAAATTTCTACACCGATGACAATGGACACGGTACTAGCGTAGCATCAGTTGTAGCTGGTAAGACATTCGGCTGGGCGAAGAATGCAAAGATTTATGCAATGAACATTCTAGGCACTGCTGGTACAACTATTGCTACTGCCACTGCATTTGACTTGATTAACAAATTTCACGTGCAGAAAGCAATTGATCCTGTTTTAGGAACAAAACGTCCTACTATCGTCAACGGATCATGGGGAGTTACTGGATATGTTATGAATAGTGGTAGTCCATATAATCCATATTCAGGGCATACAATCTATTTGAACTATCAGATTTGGGGCGGTTCATACCGCGGCACTAGTTGGAGTGGTTATACTATCAATGCTAACTATGCATTAGATGGTACTAATGCAGGTACATACACGAATACATCTGGTAATGCGTCAATACTCTATCAGATTAACGGTTATTCAACTACATATGATTCTGCTTTAGCTAGCATGATGGCTAACGGGGTACACTATGTTCGTTCTGCCGGTAACGACCACACTAAACAAGAACTTAGTACTGGCCCTGATTACAACAATTACGTAAGCATCATCACTAGTATTAATGCTAGCGGGCAGCCTGTGCTTTCAAATACATACTACTGTAGAGCATCTAGTCCGTGGGCTGCAGGATGCATTAACGTAGGTGCATCTAACGTAACAACGTATAGTTCTACATTAGACCAAAGAGGAACGTTCTCAAGTTATGGAACTGCTGTAGATTTATATGCACCCGGTGTGGGATTAGTATGTGCGGCTGTTTCTGGTAATACATACGCAGGAAATAGTTCATTCTATCAAAAGAATGAATCAGGTACATCATTTTCTTCCCCTGAAGCTGCAGGAGTTCTAGCATTGTTTCTACAACAGAATCCTAGCGCAACCCCTGCAAATGCAAAGAAGTGGATAACGTCAAATAATCAAGGGTGTATTAACGGGGTTCTATGGGATGACGGGTTATCTAACAACTATACATATGGTAACTTGTCATTAAGTGGCGGAAATAACGCATTTTTATATAACCCGTTTTCATCTGCAAACATGGCATTAGGGTCAAACGGTCTTCATATGACAGGTGGGATTCTGACATTCCAAACGTGATAAATATAAGATAGGCTTACAAAATGTCAATAATTAAGATTAAACCCTACGTCATCGATAGTACATTGGACTTTACGTTCAACAATGTAACCGCTACGGGCAACGTTGCATCGTTAAACGCTAACTTAGGTAATCTAGCAACATCAAATTACTTCTCAGGTAACGGTAGCTTATTGACTAGTATTACTGGTGCAAACGTAACAGGTACTGTAAGCAGCGCAACAACATCGGGTACAGTTACTACAGCAGCACAACCTAATATTACATCCGTCGGTACATTATCTAGCTTAACAGTTACAGGAAACGTGACTGCAGGTAATGTTCTAACAGACCACTTGTATTATGCTAACGGAACTGCGTACAGTTTAGGTGGTGGAAGTGGAACACCCGGTGGTTCTAACACACAATTACAGTTCAATGACGCTGGTTCATTTGGTGGCAACGCGGGTTTAACATTTAATAAAACAACAACCACATTAACAGCTAATAACTTCATAGCAACCACTACTGCTAACTTAGGTGGTATCGGTAACGTAACTATCACCGGTGGTACTAGCGGTCAATATTTAAAGACAGATGGTTCAGGCTCTCTGTCATGGGGAACAGTAGTAGGTGGAACATCTACATCAGTTACAGTAGATACATTTACTGGTAACGGGGTGCAAACTGCATTCACATTAAGCACTTCACCTGCAAGTGCAAACTCAACTATTGTTAACTATAATGGTGCAACAGTATTGCGTTCAGCATACTCAGTGTCAGGTACCACATTAACATTAGGCAGTGCACCGGCAAACGGTTCTAAACTTGAAGTTACTACATTTGCAGGTGTTAATGTAGGATCATCTAGCTTTGTATCTAGGACTTACACAGGTGATGGTAGTAATGTAGCATATACTGTTACTAGCGGTACAACAACTACTAGCGCCCTGGTATCAATCAGCGGTGTTGTTCAAACACCTACGACAGATTATACAGTGTCAGGTGCAACATTGACATTTACAACAGCCCCGCCCAACGGCACATTAATTCAAATTAGAGAATTAGCAGCAGCATCTACAACCAGCGGCGTGACCGCAGCGAGAGTGACGGGCTATAACTTAGTATTCGGAGGATAATATGGCAGCACCAAATTTAATCGGCGCAACAACAATTTTAGGTAAAACAGCAGGAGCTAACTTAACAACAACGAGTGCAACTGCAGTGGTATCAAACGCATCAGGTAGTGGTAAGTGTTTGAAAATTAATACAGTTAACGTTACTAATTATACTGCTACCGCAGCAAACATAACAGTGAATTACAATACAGCAGCCGCACTAGCGGGCACTAATTTTGCGATAGCTGGCGGCATGAGTGTTCCGGCATACTCGACATTGAATATAGTTGATAAATCAAGTCAATACTATCTAGAAGAAAATACCAGTTTGGGTGCTACTGCTGGTACTGCAAACGCATTGATAGTTACATGTAGCTACGAGGACATCAGTTAAAAATGGTCAAACGCTACTCGTCTGGTATAATGGGATCATCTGCATCGTTAAATAGCGGAATGATTTCTACTCCGCAAAAAGCATCAGCATTTCCAACCTTCTTTAATTTATGTGTAGTCGGTGGAGGTGGTGGAGGAGGCTTTGGAGGTGGTGGCGCAGGTGGCTACGTACTGACTCAAATGATTGTAACATCCGGGTATACATATACAATTACAGTCGGTGCCGGCGGCGTCGGCTATGTTAATTCAACATCAACGTATCCAACATCAGGCAGCGACAGTGCAATCGAGTACGGCGGCCTTCAAAATCTAACTGTAAAAGTTTTAGCGTTCGGTGGTGGAAACGGTGGCACATACTATTGGGGTAATCTCGGTACTGTTGCTCCTGCAGTAGGAGGAAGTGGCGGAGGATATGGAGGCACATTTACTTCAGGAACATATACTGCCGGAGCTTTGGGAGTTACCAATCAAGGTAATCATGGCGGCGGCGCAGCATACGGTGGTGGAAACTTTGCAGCCGGCGGTGGCGGGGGCGCAAACGCAGCAGCAGCAGATAATGTAAGTGATTCAGCTTCTAACGGAACCGCAGGCGGCGCTGGTAAATCATTTTCTTTAATGGGAGTAACCTTAGCAGGTGGTGGCGGCGGCGCTGGTTATTCTAGTGCAGCGGCAGGCGGCGCAGGAGGTGGCGGCGCCGGCTCGGCAGGAAGCACCGGTACTAATGGAACTGCCGGTACAATAAATACCGGTGGTGGCGGCGGCGGAAAAGGGGCACCCGGCGTTGATGGCGTAGGCGCCGGCGCTGGCGGATCAGGTGTCGTGTATGTTTATTTTCCTATTTTCTTCACAAAACCAAATACAGTAACCGGAACATATACCTATTCTATCGTGTCAGGTAACCATGTATTCAAATTTACTTCATCCGGTACAATAGCATTCTAAATACAATTTATAAAGGAAACAACAATGTCACATTTCGCACAAATTGATGAAAACAACATCGTAACACAAGTTCTTGTCATTGAGCAAGACGTGGTGGATACCGGTCTGTTCGGTGAACCGAGTTCATTCGTTCAAACTAGTTACAATACATATGGTGGTGTACACAAATTAGGTGGTACACCATTGCGTAAGAATTATGCAGGAATCGGTTATACATACGATAGCCAGCGTGATGCATTTATTCCACCCAAGCCATTCGATAGCTGGGTAATCAATGAAGATACATGTCAATGGGACGCACCTGTTGCTAAACCAGATGACGGTAAGATGTACAATTGGGATGAAGCTACTACTAGTTGGGTAGAGTATCAAGAACCGCAATAATAAATACTAAATCATGGATAACATTACTCTAATACAACCTTTTAACTTGGATACCACTCAGGGTTACACGTTTGCCAACGTGTCGGTTGGTACTGGTAATGTTACTGCGGGTAACGCAAATTTAGGTAACTTAACAACTTCTAACTTCTTCTCGGGTAATGGTAGTTTACTAACATCAATTACAGGCAGTAACGTTACTGGTGCTGTTGCATATGCGACCACCGCCAATTCCGTGGCAGGAGCTAATGTAACAGGACAAGTAGGGAACGCATTAGTTGCAGGCACAGTATATACTGCGGCACAGCCTAATATTACATCAGTTGGTACTTTGAGTTCTGTAACTGTTACAGGTAATGCAACAGTCGGTAATTTAATCACATCTGGTAATATTAGTACAGGTGGAGGGTCGGGTGGTAACATCACCGGTGCAAACGTTATATCTGCAAACTACTTTGTAGGCGCAGGCAACGGATTGAGTGCAATTGCAGGTGCTAACGTAACAGGACAAGTAGGGAACGCATTAGTTGCAGGTACTGTATATACTGCGGCACAGCCAAACATTACTAGTGTTGGTACTCTAACTACACTGACTGTATCAGGTACTAGTAACTTTGGTGCAGTCGGTAACGTAACAATAACCGGCGGAACTACTGGGCAAGTATTGACTACTAACGGCTCAGGTGGGTTAAGTTGGACTACTGTGTCAGGTGGCGGCGGTAGCACATACGGTGATAGTAACGTAGCAACATACTTACCTACATACACTGGAAACTTATCTCCGGGTAATCTCACTGTACCGGTCGCTAACTTGCATGTATCAGGTGGCTCTAGTGGTCAATATTTAAAGACTGATGGTTCGGGCACATTGTCATGGGCTACTGTTTCAGGTGGTAGTGGTTCAAGTTTAACTTATACTGCGGCTACTACACCGCCAGGATCAGCAAACGTAGCAGACCAATGGTACAATACATCAACAGGTGTGTTGTATGAATATGTAAACGACGGTACTACAAGTTATTGGGTTGATGTACAATCACCGACTTTATCTACTGCACCAGTGCCGGTCATACCTCATCCATTCGTATTTTTAGGAATTTAATATGGGAACAATCTATAAAGTCTTGGGGCAACAAAACCCAGCAGCAACAACAGCAACAACATTGTACACTGTACCGTCAAGTACAAGTGCAATTGCATCTACATTGAACATTTGTAATTTATCAGCGTCTAATGTAACTGTTAGAGTTGCAGTGTGCCCAGCCGGTGCAGCATTAGCGAACGTACATTATCTAACATATGATACTAACTTACCAGCTAATGATAGTATTGCAATGACACTAGGCATCACGTTAGCTACAACAGATGTAGTAAAAGTATACGCAAACACAGGTAACGTTAGCTTTAGTTTATTCGGTACGGAGATTAGTTAATGGCATATAAACGTGCAGGCGCACAAACTTTAACGTCATCTACTACGAATCCAGTAGTAAGTGTACCTGCCTTTATCACCGCTACTAGTACAGGCACTGTCACTACAGTGGGGAACTATACAGTTCATACATTTTTATCTTCAGGTACCTTTACTGTCACTGCTGGAGTAAACAAAGCAATTGAATATTTGATTATTGCAGGGGGCGGAGGTGGCGGTGGAGACATGCCCGGTACAAACTCTCACCTTGGCGGCGGCGGTGCGGGAGGATTTTTAGAAAGTTATGCAGCACAGACAGTAGGTGCAGACTTTTCAGGTGCAAGAATATATGTTAATAGCAGTGATGTTTTTACTGTAACAGTAGGCGCCGGCGGTGCAAAGGGAACAGGTAGCAACAAGGGCAGTAACGGTGGAAATTCATCAATTGTAAAGTCCGGTAGTTATAGTGTAACTTCTATCGGTGGCGGTGGTGGAGCGAGAGCATCTACTGCTGCAGGAGATCCAGGTAGTGGTGGCTCTAGTGGAGGTCACGGGTACAGCAGTGGCACTTGGATAGGAAATCCCGCAGAATCGGTAATTTCTCCTAGACAAGGCTATAGAGCATGGTCAACTAATTATTCACAACAAACCGTATGCGGTGGCGGTGCTGGCGGCAATGGTGATATAAATGTCCCTCCGTCATCAGGCGCGCCAGGCAGGGCTAGTAGTATTTCTGGTTCAAGTGTAACATATTCAGCTAGTAATGCTAGCGACACATCAGGTACTGCAATTAACGGTGCAACCAATAAAGGTGATGGCGGGGGCGGAGCCAGTCAATCAAGCGGGTTATCAGGTGCAGGTGGGTCGGGCATTGTAATCATTAGATACTTGTTCCAATAAATATATAATAAGGTAATAAAATGGCATTCCCAAGTTCACCAGTAAATAGTCAAACAGCAACAGTAGGCGGTATAACATATACATACGCCAGTGCTACCAACAGCTGGACTCGTAATGCTACAAGTTTAGGCAACATTGTAACTGTCAACTTAGACGGTAATGGTAGTAACATTTTATACGGTAATGGCTCATTCAGCGGTGCACCAGTATCATATGCTAACTCAAATGTAGCAGCATATCTACCTACATATACAGGTAACATCACTGCAGGTAACATCATGGTGGCATCAGACTTGTATGTAGGTACAGGTGCAAACGCAACTGGATTATCTAATCCAACTATCATTGCTAAAGATGCAGCCGCAACATATATTCAAATCGGTGCAGTCAACTCAAGTAACGCAGGCTCTGCTGACTTTGCGGCATACGGAGACAACGGTACTGATGCATCAGGTTGGGTCGATATGGGCTTTACTGGGTCAAACTTCAGTGACGCAAACTATACAGTGACGGGTAAGAACGATGGTTATGTTTTTGCAAACGCAGTTACAGGCGCAGGCTTAGGTGGTAACTTAGTATTTGCTACTGGCACTGGTGGAACAACTAATGATATTGTTTTTGCCACCGGTGGATTCTTGTCAGGCAATATCAAAGCAAGATTATACAACGGTAACGGGGTACTAAGCGTTACAAACGGATTTACGACAACAGGTACTGTTAATTTTACTACAGCAAGTAACGTAAGTTTAGGTTCTAATGCAAACATTAAAATTACCGGTGGCTCTTCAGGTCAAGTATTAAGTACAGACGGTGCTGGTAACTTATCATGGGCAACAGGCGGCGCCGGTGGCGGCGCCACTATCACTAACGAAACAGCATCAGGTAGTGCGTACTATCCGATTATATCGACTACCACATCCGGTACGTTATCTGCTGCCAACGTTTCAACTACTAAACTTTACTTCTATCCAACTAACGGTACACTGAACGCTACTATATTCAACTCATTGTCAGATGAAACCGTAAAGACTGATAAAGAAAGAATATTAAACGCATTAGAAAAACTATCTACATTAGGTGGTTATACGTATATGCTAGTAGATAGTAATGAACCTAGTGCAGGTTTGTTAGCACAACAAGTACAGAAAATATTACCGGAAGCAGTAAAGTTTAATCCTGAAACAGGATTATTGTCATTGAACTATAACGGTGTCATGGGCCTTGTAGTTGAAGCTATTAATGAATTAGAACAACGTGTTACAAGGATAGAAAATGTCAGGTAAATTTCTTTCACCGGATGGTGACTTAGAAGATATTTTTTTAAACATAACAGATTATGATGCAGTTGATGCACAGAGTACCAGTGGAACATTATGGATGTGGGGGAACAATGCGTATGGTGCATTTGGGAACAATGCAATTGCATCAGTGTCGAGTCCTGTACAGACTGTATCATTGGGTAACAACTGGTCATACGTTGCGGCTGGCGCCAAATATACGCTCGGGATTAAATCAAACGGTACACTATGGGCATGGGGGTATAATCTAGTAGGTGAATTAGGATTAAGTAACATCACTAACTACTCATCACCTATGCAAGTTGGAACTAACACTAACTGGGCGATGGTCGCAGCAGGCGGCGGCACTTTATACTATTCTATAGGTATCAAAACAGATGGTACTTTGTGGACATGGGGTCAAGCTGGGCCGCAGCTAGGTGTAACAGGTACAGCTACCTCATATTCAAGTCCAGTACAAACACTTGCAGGCGGTAGTACTTGGAAGTATGTGTCAGCAGGTGGTGTGAGTGTTGGTGCAATTAAAAATGATGGCACACTGTGGGTCTGGGGAGCCAATGGTACATATCAATTAGGTACTGGTAACACTACTGCACAATCAAGTGCAGTACAAACAATACTAGGTGGTAATACTTGGAAAACTGTAGTATCCAATAGTACTAGTTCAAGTCCATATATGGGTGCTATTAAAGCAGATGGATCGCTATGGACATGGGGAGGAGCAGCATATGGTCAGACTGGGCACGGTGACGTTACTACTCGATCAACGCCCACACAAGTTATGGCAGGAACTGATCCGTATGCATGGCGATCAATCGGTAGTGGAAACCAAGCAATGTATGGTATTAAAAAAGACGGTACACTATGGGCGTGGGGGAGAGCAGCCACTGTTCTTATGGTTCCCGATGGTACATCAACTGATAAGTATACTCCGGTTCAAGAAGCTACATTGAGCACTAACTGGAAAAGAATTGGTAGAGGTAACGGGAATTATTCACATGGTGCAGTAAAAGCAGATGGTACATTATGGATGTGGGGTCGCGGTACTGGTGGATATGTTGGTCAAGGAACAGCGTCTAGTGTGTCTACACCTGTACAAACCGCATGCGGTGGAACTAATTGGAAACATGTGACTACCGGTTACAATCACGCCGCTGCTATCTGTTATTCTGATCCTTATAACTTGTATCCAAATAAATAAGCTAGAGGGATAATATGTTTGTAATTGTATATCAGGGAAATGTTATTTTAGGACCGATGCGCTGGCATCCAAGAAGATTCACGGAAGTCATTGAAGAAGATTGTGGCATCCAATATGTGTTCGAGTGGACTAATGACAACATGGATGTAGTTCATGTCTCAGAAGATATTATCGTTTATCCAGTACAACAAGAACTTCCGCCAAATTATAATATCATCACAGAGCAGTTATCAGGACCTTTTTATGAGTTCACTGATACTGTAGCAATTTCATCATGGCAAGTAGTGCAGCTTCCGTTAGAAGGTATAAAGAATACATTGCGTAACTCAGTAGCGAACGTCCGTTGGCAAAAGCAAACTACATTTATTGATGTAGAAATAAACGGTACAACCTACACATTTAGTACAGACGATGCATCACGTAGCATGTTTCATCAATATGTCACGTCGGGTATTACTCAGTTAAATTGGAAAATAGACCAAGACCATTGGATTATATTGACTGATACTGATATACAGACAATCTTCACTGCTATTACCCAACATATCCAATCATGTTTCGATTGGGAAGTTATGAAGAACACAGAAATTTCTAATGCAACATTAGAGAATATAGAATCTATTGACCTGAGAAATTAAAGATGGCACTAGGCGTACAACTCACAGGCTTTCAAGTTAACGGGGTAGATATTGGTAAGTCATTGATTACCAAAGAATTCATTTTGGATAGATATCCTGAAATGAACAACGTCAATAAGATGGCAGGGTTGTGGTTGTCCGGCGATAATACAAACGGGCAGCTTGGTAACAACACTAACGGTACTAAGTATTCTAGCCCAGTACAGACAGTAGCAGGCGGCGCAAACTGGAAACAAGTTGCAGCTGGATCTTCTCATGTTATGGCTATCAAAACAGATGGCACATTGTGGGGGTGGGGATATAACTCAGTGGGTCATTTAGGTAGTGGCAATACTACTTCTTACTCAAGTCCTATTCAAATTGGCGCATTAACGACATGGAGACAAGTTTCAGCCGGCGCATCGTTCTCTGGCGGTATAGCTGCTGATAGTACTCTTTGGATGTGGGGTAGCAGTGCATCCGGACAACTTGGTAATAACAGTTTAACTGGTACATCTTCTCCGATACAAACTATTGCTGCAGGCACTACGTGGAAAATGATAGCATGCGGCCCTCAACATGCACTGGCAATTAAGACTAACGGTACAATGTGGTCATGGGGGCTAAACACAAACGGTCAACTCGGTGACGGTACTGTAGTTGGTAAGTCAAGTCCGGTGCAAATTGGCTTATTGACAACTTGGACAAAAGTCTACTCGACTTCAATGGGCGGCGGCGATGTGTCAATGGCTATCAACTCGTCTAACCAATTGTGGGTTTGGGGAGATAATACAAACTATCAATTAGGTACCGGCAATACTACAAAATATTCTAGTCCAGTACAAATTGCCGGCGGCGGTACTAACTGGAAAACTATTGCACCTGGCTTACAAGCAAGTGCAGGCATTAAAACAGACGGTACACTATGGACATGGGGCAAAAATGCAGGATATCAATTAGGTCAAGGTGATTTAACTACTCGTTCAACTCCTACTCAAGTGGGCGCATGGACTACGTGGTATACCGTAGCACAAACAGGTGATATTAGCATGATGGGTATTACTACTAACGGGTGGTTATACTGCTGGGGCAAAAACACATATGGTGAATTCGGAGATTATTCATCAAACCAGAAGACGGTACCGTTCAATTCAGGTGGTATACAAACATGGAAATCAATAGCCATGGGCGGTGGCTCATTGAATTGTTTCATGGTTGGAATATGTGATAACACATTTATTAATGATGATGTTACGGGGTCGTTCTAATGTCTACTAATTATAAAATATCACAATCTGGTTCTAACTTTGGATATAACTTTGATGATTTCTTTGTTCGCAGAGAATACATACTCGGCACTACATTATGGGGATGGGGGTATAACAGCTTCGGCCAAGTAGGTGACAATACAACTGGTACAAAATCAAGTCCAGTGCAAAACGTAGGGTATGGTACTAACTGGATGAAAATCGGGGTAGCTTCATTAACAGCATATGGTATACGAAATGACGGTACCTTATGGTCTTGGGGCAGAGGTGCTGACGGCATGTTAGCAAACAACGGCACAGTTGATAGATCCAGTCCAGGTCAAACAGTATCAGCAACAACAAACTGGAAAGATGTTTTTACCGGCATTACTACGAGGTCAGCAGCTGGATTGAAAACAGACGGAACATTGTGGTTATGGGGTAATAATGCTTACGGCCAATTAGGTAACAACACTAGAACATATTATTCTAGTCCCATACAAACTGTTGCAGGTGGAAACAACTGGAGAACTGCAACTGCAGGCGGTGTAACTACTGCTGCTATTAAAACTGATGGCACATTGTGGACTTGGGGTCGAGGAAACAACGGTGCACTAGGTGATAATACTACTACATCAAAGTCTAGCCCGGTACAAACTATCGCAGGTGGAACAACATGGAGGTCCGTTGCATCAGCAGGAATTAACGTCTTGGGTTTCTTAGCAACAAAAACAGATGGTACGTTGTGGGTGTGGGGAGATAATTCTAATGGCACATTGGGGTTGGGTGACAATACAAGTCGCTCATCACCTACTAAAGTAGGATCAGATACTACTTGGAAACAAGTGTCAGGTGGATATAGACACACTGCCGCTATTAAAACTGATGGTACTTTGTGGACTTGGGGATGGAACGATCAGGGTCAATTGGGAACCAACACCGTAACATATTATTCAAGTCCAGTACAAACTTATGCTGGAGGTACTAATTGGAAACAAGTATCAGCTGGCGGGAATGGTACGATTGGGTTTACTGCCGCGATTAAAACTGATGGTACATTGTGGACATGGGGTAACAATAATAACGGTCAGTTAGGCTTGGGCGACACATCTGTAAGGTCAGCGCCAACTCAAGTAGGTACAAACACAAACTGGTCAAGAGTGCAAGCTGGGTATAACTTCACAATAGCATTAAAATTTTAAACATCGGGATGATTTATAAATAGCTGTCTATGCAACAGTTATTTTTTCTTTCCGGTATCGCACGTTCCGGCTCAACTCTTTTGGGTTCGATGCTAAATCAAAACCCTGATATATATGTCTCCCCTACTAGTCCTTTAATGGACATCTTTTGTCTAACTGAACTAGCATATGACAAGTTAGCAGTTCAATATACATATGACAAGAAAACATCAATCGATGATTTGCATCGAGTATTGGCACCTACGTTCTATAAGCACATCGACAAACCATACGTATTCGACAAACACAGAGGTTGGCCTAAGAACATCCCGCAAATAAAAACATACGTAGACGAGAATCCTAAGGTTGTTTGTACATATCGCCCTATTGCAGACAGTATTTGTAGTTTCTTGAAACTCATATCAAATGATCCAAACAACTCAGTAGACCAAGATTTGCGTAAACGTGGTTTAGATTGTAACACATACAATCGTGCAATGATGCTGTGGTATAACTATGCTTCGGATCCCTACCATTCATTGCAGTATGGGCTTGCCAATCATAGAAAAAACATTCTAGTGGTTGAATATGATGACATTATTAACAATCCGCAGAATGAATTAGACAGAGTTTATGATTTCTTAGGCATCCCTAAGTTTCAGCACACGTTTGATAACATCGTTAACACTTGTGCAGAAACTAAAGATGAAATGTGGGGATTTAAAGACCTGCACGAAATCAGACCTTCTATTTCAAAAACTAGCAATGATCCAAAGGTTGTGTTAGGTAGAGAATTGATGGATTTCTTTAAAAAATTTGATGACGAATTGTTGATTCTAGAGTAACATGACTCCGGTTAAACTTATTCATGCTGATAACTTTTTTATACCCTCAGAGGTTGAAGGTATCAGAAACGTAGCTAATAACATGCAGTTTGTTGAAAATGATTACGGTATGGAAATACCCGAGTTCAATTACATATTTCCAGACATTGAACAAATCTTCACACAACTAGTAGGTCACCCGGTTGTACCAGATGAATCTCGTTCAGGTATCTTTAGAAAACCAATGAACTGTATTCATTTCGAGGCATTTGAATCTATGGAAGAGTGGTGCTTCATCATTGCATTAGAAAAAACTACATTCAATCTCTATCATCATTTACAAGATTACGGAATCGTCAATGCAAAAACTGCATTAGATGGTTATCAATGGAATTACAGAAACATGATGGAGTGGGACTGTTATACAAATATCTTATTAGAACCAAATGAAGGTGTGATATTTAAGCCCTGGCTATTCCATTCTTTACAAGATGGGCTAGTTCAGTATTATAGATTGGTAGGTAAAAAAGATGAAACTTAATATAGGATCGGGGTATGTTAGAATCCCCGGATATCATAACGTTGACCATGATCCAATGGTCAAGCCGGATTATCTAGCAGATTTAGAAAATCTAAAACTAGATGATATCCCTGACAACACTGTTGATGAAGTATTAGCGCACCACGTACTAGAACACATAGGCAATGGCTTTTTTAGTTTGATGCAAGAACTATACAGAGTGTGTAAACATGACGCTGTTATTGACGTTAAGTTCCCTCACCATAGAAGTGAAATATGGTTCGGTGATCCCACTCATTGCAGAAAACTAACAGTGGATCAATTCAGAATGTTTAGTAAGAAAGAGAACCTATCTCACATTGCACAATATGGTTCTAGTTCAGGGTTCGGATTGAAACTTGACGTTGATTACGAGATTCTAGGTGTCACACAAAAACTTTATCCCAAATGGGAAGAACGTTTTAAAACAATGTCAGACGAAGAAATCACTGAAGTTATTGAGAACTTCAACAATGTATTCTGGGAAGTTCATTTAGGTTTAAGAGTAGTTAAAGTAGATGCAGCAATATAAGAACCCACTAGTAGCCGCAGAGTTTTTCATTGAGATGAAAAAATTTGACGAAGCTAAAATCATTTTAGATTTACTTAAACCCTACACGGGTGAAGAACTAACATCTATCGACGCCATTGGTAAACTATACGCTGAAGTACGTGACTTCAATACAACGTTGGAGTTAGCAAAGAAAACATATGCTAAAGTTAAAACGGATGAAGAACGTTACATATTACGTGTGAATATGATTCGTGCATATTTGAATCTAAACAAACCAGAAGAGGCACTTGAGCTAGTTTTAGAAAACGAGAAAATAAAACCATCCGACCATCCTAACATGATGGACAAAGCAATGGCGCTTTTTTTATTGAATCGTAAAACTGAAGGTGAGCAGCTTCTTAGAAGTATTCTCACACAACCAAGAAGCAAAGATATTGATTCACGTGTTAGATTCAACTTAGGCACATATGACATTGCTAATGGCAATTTCAAAGAAGGATTGCGACATGTGTTGTTAGACGGGAAATTACTCAATATCTGGCAAACATATGCACTTAAAAACAAAAGATGGCGCGGCGAAGTTGTCCCAGGACAAACGGTTGTCATGTGCTTTGAAGGCGGCATCGGGGACGAACTAATCAACATTAGGTTTCAAAAGCATATCAGAGACTTGGGTATGAAGCCGCTGTGGTACACTGATAGAAAAGACTTAGCTGAAATTTATAGACGTAATGGATATGATGTAATTGAAACTCTGGATGAAATAGATCCTGACTGGTTGTGGACGTACTCTATGGAGACTCCGACGTGGTTAGATATCGACTATACTGAGTTGTGGTATGGACCTTACCTTACACCTAAGCGTGATAAAGATTTATTGCCCGGTAAGTTTAAAGTAGGTATCAAACATTCAGGTAACCCTAAGTATGACCAAGATTTGAATCGTACATTGCCATTGGATCAGATGTTAGATGCTATCCCAGAAGACTGGACTATCTATAGCTTCCATATAGACGAAGATATCAATCACCCTAGAGTAACTCCCTTACGTGATAAGATCAAATCATGGGATGACACACTTGATTATCTAGACCAAATGGATTTGGTTGTTTCAAGTTGCACATCGTTACCACATGCAGCCGCTGCTATGGGTAAGGAGACTATTGTGTGTACTCCTATTCTCAACTACTATACATGGGCTTATAACAAGAGTAACAAATCAGCGTGGTACGGTGATGTGGTAACTATTCTTAGACAATCAGAGTACAATAACTGGAATAGCACAATGGCAGAACTAAAAGAGTTGTTGCATGAAAAGAATCTACAACATAGTCAACATTAATTTAACTGCCATTCAGAATGACGCAGAAATCGCAGATGTACCGTGTGATGGGTGTACAAAATGTTGTGAAACACTTGCACCTTACCTGACTTCAGATGAGATATCATCAGGTAAGTACCCTCTTAGTATTACAAGTCCTACTCCGGATGATAAGATATCTGAACCTAAATGCGGACCTATCATAACTCTTTATAAGAATCCAGTGACACTCGGATGCGGTATGTTTAAAGATGGTATATGTACAATATACGATATTAGACCTATAGCATGTAGACAGTTTGATTGTCGCAAAGGGCATCACCATTCGTTAGTCAAATTCGCAGAAGAAAAGTTCGGCAAAACAAATACGTGATTCTGAAATCAGATAAGTAGTTGTCTGATGAACGTATTTCAACTAAACTATGATGCCAGACTTAGAAGCTGGTACGACTTACGAGCCGATATTGAAGGCACATTAATCCAAAACAAAGTAGTAGAGATTGACAATTGGTGGCAAAAAGCCCCTCTAGTCAATCACTATCTGCACCCACATGACTCACTGAACTGGCCCGGTCCCTGGGATCTTTTGGTAGAAAACACCTATTGCACTGTTGCAAGAGCGTTAGGAATGTGTTATACTTTGTTATTAGTAGGTGTAGATGACATAGAATTGGTTGAAGCAACAGATAGAATGGGCGAGGACTTGATACTAGTCCTGGTCGATAACGCAAAATATGTACTTAATTACTGGCCCGATTCGGTACTAAGTAGTAATCTAAACGATTTTACCATCAAGCGTCAAATAGATATCTCAAACATAAAAACTAAAATATAAGGTGAAAAATGAACAACATCAACGTAGTTAAGCGTGATGGGACGACTGTCCCTCTAGATATCTCAAAAATACAAAGACAAGTAGCATATGGCTGCAGGGGCATTGATAATGTTAGCCCTAGTATGATTGAGATTAAAGCCCAGATTGAATTGCATGACGGGATGAGTACGAAAACTATAGACGAATTGCTTCTAAAAGCAATGGTAAACTTGATAGACGAATCTGAAAACTCAGATATCAACAACGTAAACTACCAATATGTAGCGGGCAGACAGAAAGTGTCTATGCTACGCAAAGAAGTGTATGGTGACTATACACCACCTTCATTGTATGAAATCGTTAAAAGAAACGTAGCGAACAAATCATACAGCCCAGAATTGTTAGAATGGTATTCAGAAGATGAATGGAATATCATTGACTTATTCATTGACCATAGCAAGGACGAAAATTATACCTATGCGGCTATCGCCCAATTGGCAGAAAAGTACTTAGTGCAGAACCGTGCTACTGGTCAAATCTTTGAAACACCTCAAGTTCGTTACGCAATTGCGGCAGCTACAGCGTTTCATAATGAACCAAAAGAAAAGAGGCTAAAGTATGTTAAAGAATATTATGAATGTGCTTCGGATGGTCATTTTACTCTTGCTACTCCTGTGCTTGCCGGTCTTGGCACTCCTACTAAGCAGTTTTCTAGTTGTGTACTCATTAGCGCCGACGATACTTTAGACAGTATCTTTGCTGCCGGTGAGATGATGGCTAAGTACGCAAGTAAACGTGCTGGCATTGGCTTAGAGATTGGTCGTATTCGTCCAGTCGGTGCACCTATTCGTAACGGTGAGATCAAACATACTGGCCTCATTCCATTCTTGAAGAAGTGGTATGGTGACTTGCGTTCATGCTCACAAGGTGGCATTCGTAATGCATCGTGTACAGTTACATTGCCTATCTGGCACTACCAGTTTGAAGACTTTATCGTATTAAAGAACAATCAGGGCACAGAAGAAACTCGTGTTCGTCAAATGGATTACTCAATCGTAGTTAACAAGATGTTCTTTAATCGTTATAAGAATCAAGAAAACATTACATTGTTTGATCCACATGAAGTACCTGATCTATATGAAGCATTCTATAGAGACACGGAAGAATTCGAAACATTATACAACCACTATGAACATAAGCGTGGCATCAAAAAGAAAGTGTTGCCAGCAGTAGAGATGTTCAAGAATGGTATCCTTAAAGAAAGAACAGATACAGGTCGTATCTATCTAGTCTTTATTGACAACGTAATTAATCAAGGTCCTTTCGATACGAAAGTTGACCCGATTTATCAGAGTAATCTATGCCAAGAGATTCTATTACCTACTAAACCATTTCAACGCATTGAAGACGAGGCAGGACGCATTGCCCTTTGTACTTTAGGCAGTGAGAACTGGGGAGCATTTAAAACTCCACAAGAAATGCGTAAGAGTTGTAGAGTACTAGTAAGAAGTTTAAGTAATCTCCTTAGCTATCAAGACTTCCTCTCAGTGCAGAGCAAGTTGGCTAACTTAGACTTTGAACCTCTAGGTATAGGCATTACCAATTTAGCTTACTGGCATGCGAAGCGTGGATTCAAGTATGGTTCACCAGAAGCATTAGCAGAAGTTAAGCGCTGGATGGAACATCAAGCATATTACTTGATTGAAGCATCAGTTGAACTAGCACAAGAAAAGGGTGCATGTGGTAAATCAGCACAAACATTCTATGGTCAGGGTGTATTCCCTTGGGAACGTAGGGCAGCGGGTGTAAACGAATTAACAGACTTTACCCCAAGTACAAATCTAGACTGGGAAGGCTTGCGCCAGAAACTATTGCAATACGGTATTCGTAATGCTACACTAATGGCTGTAGCGCCAGTAGAGTCCAGCAGCGTTGTGTTAAACTCCACCAACGGTATTGAGATGCCGATGGAATTGATTTCTGTTAAGGAATCGAAAGCTGGATCGTTTGTACAGGTAGTACCAGAGTACAAACGCCTAAAGAATCGCTATCAGTTGATGTGGGATCAACGTGATTGTGTTGACTATCTAAAGACAGCCGCAGTTATTGCAGCATATGTGGATCAGTCATTAAGTACAAACACATTCTATAACCCTGCATTCTTTGAGAAGGGTAAAGTTCCAGGCACATTGGTGGCTAAGAATCTAATGCTTGCATACAAGTGGGGCATTAAAACAATGTACTATTCATTAATTAATAAAGTAGGATCAAAAGCAGTACTACAAGAAGATAATGTTATTCCGTTCGTTAACAATAGAACTGAGCAAATTGAATTCGATGATGACTGCGAGGCATGTAAGCTATGAGCAAAGAACAATATAATTTAAGTAAACCTACTAACTATCTACAACGTAAGATGTTCTTGGACCCTGACGGTCCTGTAACAATACAGCGTTTTGAAGAAGTTAAGTATCCTAAGCTACAGAAGTATGAAGAAACGGCACGTGGCTTCTTCTGGGTTCCAGAAGAAATATCTTTGACAAAAGATAAGATTGACCATAAGGAATCAAGTGATGCTATTAAGCATATCTTTACTAGTAATCTTCTTCGCCAGACTGCTCTGGACAGCATACAAGGTCGTGCACCAAGTCAAGTCTTTGGCCCCGTTTGTTCGATTCCGGAACTTGAAGCTCTTACGCTTACTTGGGGTTTCTTTGAAACTAGCATTCATTCCAAAAGCTATAGCCATATTATTAGGAATGTCTACGGCGTACCTAAAGATGAATTCAATAAGATTCACGACACCAGTGAAATCGTCAATATGGCAGCTAACGTTGGCCGTTATTATGAGAACCTTCATCAACTTAACTGTCAAAAAGAAGTCGGACAGGTCGTTGATGTATACACGCATAAGAAAGCGATTTGGCTTGCCCTTCACGCCAGCTACGCTCTTGAGGCGCTAAGATTCATGGTGTCATTTGCAACATCACTTGCTATGGTAGAGAACAAGATTTACATTGGTAACGGAAACATTATCTCCTTGATCCTGCAAGACGAATTGTTGCATACAGAATGGACAGCATGGTTGATTAACACAGTTATCAAAGAAGACCCAGACTTCATTAGAATTCAAGCAGAAACTCAAAAAGAAGTATACGACATGTACTTAGAAGTTATCCGTGAAGAAAAAGCATGGGCAACATATCTATTCAGTAAAGGTGTTGTTATCGGATTAAATGCAGACATTCTATCTGACTTTGTAGACTTCACTGCGTTTACTAGATTAAAAGAAATCGGTATCAAGTACTTAGAGAATCATCCTAAGCATTCACCTATTCCATGGTTTAACAAGCATGTGAATATCAATAAGAAACAATCAGCATTACAAGAAACAGAATCAACTAACTATGTTATCGGTGTAATGTCAGATGAAGTTGACTTTGAAGAACTACCGACACTATGATAGAATTAATTAATATTGTAAGTGAATCAGTTAATGATGACTGGTTCGATGGGGGCTTTGTAACATACAAACATCCTAGCCCCATTAAGTATGAAGTAGCCAATGAACCTGGTACGGTAAACACATTAGAAGGGCCCGTACGTTATGACACCGGTCACATCATCATCACAGGTCCAAAAGGGGAACAGTACCCAGTCACCCCGGAGAAATTTTCTTCATTTTATGATGTATCTGGTGACGGCGAAGCAACACCAAAGAAAATCTTTAAAGTTGCTAAGATGGCTGACCACGATGGTCTACTTCATACTTCATGGGGCGACTTACAATACACAAAGGGCAATGATTACATTGTACGTCACGGCCCTAATGATTACGGTGCTGTAAAGAAAGATATCTTTCAGCAAACATACCATATACCACAAGGAAAATAAATGATTAAAGTATATTCAAAACCAAACTGTCAGTTTTGCGACATGGCAAAACAACTATTAGAAAGCAAAGGCGTTGCTTACGAATCTATAGATATCTCCGTAGATAGTGACGCCCGTCAAATGTTAGTAGATGCTGGATTCCGTTCAGTTCCACAAATCTACAACGGCACGCATCACATCCCAGGTGGCTATCAGGGCCTAGCTGGCATGAGTGAAGAAGAATTCAAAGAAGCAACAAAGGAATAACATGTCATTTGAAACAGGTAAAGTATACACATTTAAGTTCAACTCAGGTGAGGAAATGATCGGAAAAATCGTCAATCTATGTCAAGCAGATATGATTGAAGTAGAGAGTCCTTTGTCCGTGGCGCCTTCAGCGCAGGGCGTAGGTCTAATCCCTAGTCTTTTTACTAGCGATCCTGACAAACCTGTGATGATAAATATTAATAGTATCGCAATGCATGCGGAGTCTGAGGATTCAGTTAAAATGAAGTACTTAGAAGCAACTACAGGCATTCAAGTACCAGATAAGAAGTTAATTTTAGGATAACATGGCGGGGATAAGCAGACAGGGTGACGGTAATCAAACAGGCGGCAAAATCATTAGAGGTGCCGGTACTGTGTTTGCCAACGGTAAGCCAGTAGGTTTACATGTTAGCAAGATAACACCGCATGCACCCTGGGGTCGCCCACATCCCCCTCATGACCAAGCTACTACAACAGATGGTTCACCTACTGTATTTGCAGAAGGTGCTCCTGTATTACGTATTGGCTCCGGCAACAGTTGCGGACATAGTATTGTCGATGGCAGCGGGGATATCTTTGTACCATGAGTTTAACAGGTAATCTGACTCCGCTAAACCTAAACGTTATAGGTTCATTCTTACAAAGCAGAGGGCTTCGCATTAATGCAGGAGCTCAGTCTTTCATGGGTTCAAGTACAGCAGTAGGCAATTACACACCCGGCTCTATTGTAACGTCAACATGTTTAAATGAAGTGACTACTGTACTGAGAAACGCATATTCATCAGCACCATCAGTATTCAGTGCGTTAGTAACTACCGGTAGAGACATTTGTCCTGCACTAACAGGCGCAGCACCACTATCATACACACGCACATACTCAGGTGAAGCAGCAAGCTATGGTTGGCTACGCACTATTGCGTTACAAGCATACCAAGAGTTTCATTTGAACAACGGATCTTATAGTGATTTCCTTAGTACATATGCAATAGCTGACGGGTTCAAGTCACAATCAAACAAAGTTATTGATGGGTTTAATGCTAGCCTAAGTTACTTAGATGGTGTTTACAGCAACATGGATGACTTAGTTACAGCAGATATCACTGGTGTGAGTTTAAGCACGTTCTATTGGGGACAAGACTTAATCAAGTCAGGTAGAGCAATTGATTTGTCAACGATTGATAGCTTCGGCAATCCACAGAATCTACTAAGAACATTAAAGAAGAATAGAGCGTTAACTAAAGCAGTTAACTTAGCGTTATTGACTGCTGGATTTTTATCATCAGATATAGATGATATTGTTAACGGCAGAGATGCTACACCAGAAGAACAAAAGCGTTTGTATGCTGCCTTTAGTTTAGTGATGGGTGACGACTTGAGAGATGCGTTGATTCCGATCAACTGTCAGACTGAGAAGTTAGACACACTAGCAGACTTACTGAACCCAAAGAAACTGTTCCCTACAAGTTACAAAACACTATCAGTCCCGCAATACAACACGATGCCCTTGCCAACTAACAGCAAGACATATTATCTATTGTACAACGATGATGAACCATCTACGCAAGTGTTGACTAAGTTCGGCGCACGCCTTGAATCATTATATCCAATGGCACTAGCAAGTGTATGTGACGCATTCAGTGTTAGTATGTTGCAGATTAAGCACATCCAGACTATGAACATTGAAAAGTTTAGTCAGGTTGTTCGCAACTTAGAACCTGTAAATGACTTAAGTGTTAATGGTTCTACTATGCCTACCGACCAAGAACTTGCAAAGTCAAGTTTAGCTATGATTGCTAAAGGTACAGGCACTAGTGGCAAGTATACAGTGTGCGATTTCTTCGGTGCAATGTCTGGTGTATCATTCGAATGGGCAAAATTACAATCACAAATTAAGCAAGTTCAAACCCCGGCATTAGCTGCCGCATACACTAGTTTAAATGATGCTTTGGGTACGGAAGAAGAATCAGCGGCACTAAGTGCCATCACAACAGAATTAACAAACATACGTAACAGTAATCCTAGCGGTGTCGCTAAGTTAAATGAAACGTATGAGGATTTCGGAAGACATTTACAAAAAGAACAAGATGCCCGCGAAGCAGCATTGCCTAACCTGCAATACTTAACTACGACGGTATCAGACATTTATAGTTTCATACAGAGTTTAAATCAGTATGCCACTGACACTGAGCAATTTGGCCATGTTCAGGTATTGGAAGCAATCAGCGATCCAGACAACGGTGGCAACAACATCATAGGAGGAATGAGAGAAACTAGAAACGCACTTAAACTAGGCCTAGTGGGTGCAGAGCAGGATAATGAAGTTGGAATAGAAAAACTTTCATTACCAAAAGTAAACGGAGCAGTACCAACCAAACCAAGTATTGATCCAGTTACTAACAAAGTAATTGATGCACCTTTAGTTAACAAAGGACCTTTAGTTAATACACCTATATTTACAGGTGGACCTACAGGTAACGGTAGCTTAGGTACAAGTCCAGAAAGTACATTAGTACCGCCGAACTTAGACATTGTTGATTTCGCAGATATCGTACAATCGTCTGTCATTACACCGGACCAAGCAGTCGAACAAGTTATTATCTGTAACTGTGATTGCTGGGACCTATTAGCATAACTATACTACTGTTCAAGTAGTATATCTATCATGGAAAGGATATATTATGCAACAAGTTTCCACACACCTTTTAATTAGGGTGATATTAGGATGGGTTATAGCACTAGCTATTTTAGGCTACGCTGTAACAAAAGTAGAAAAACCAATGCAACAAAAAGCAGAGGTAGAAGAACCGCAACAAGTTGCTAAGGTAGTAGACCATAAGCAACTACAATGTCTAGCTGATAATATATATTTTGAAGCAGGCGGAGAATCAACTGAGGGTAAGGCAGCAGTCGCCCGTGTAGTTCTCAATAGAATCAGTCATGGATTTGGTAATACCCCGTGTCAAGTTGTCTATCAATCAACCCAAATAAAACAAACAAACGATGATGACGAGACATTCTGGGTAAAAGCATGTCAGTTCGCATGGGTATGCGAGGGTAAGAAAAACCCAAATAGACATTCAGCGAGATACCAAAACAGTTTACGAGTTGCTCAAGATGTGTTACTATACGACATGTATAAAGAAGTAATTCCGATGAGCGTCTTATTCTTTCATAATCTAAGTGTACAACCTAGAATCAGTTATGGATTTGTAAAACGTATCGGGAATCATATATTCTATAGTAAACCATATAAGAAGCGTAGATGAATCGTAGTCCAGACAGAGGTTCTTTTCAAAGAAGAAATAGGCAAGGTGATGTTATGCGTGACCTAATGGAAAAATGGCAACAAGAGCAACTTGCTCTTGAGGAGACCTCTGAATGGCGAAAAGATAACTTAGAGTATGATTTGCGTACTAATGGGAAAATAATTGAAAAATGTAAGGACCTTGTGTATGCTCAACACATATATGCCGCGTTATGTAATAATGACTTTCAAAAGAATGATGTATACCCAATTCTAACAGATAAGCGTTGGAGTTGTAGTTGGCGTCATGCTGGGGGAATCGTAGCAGATATCAGAGAAGAAGGCGACTATATTGATTGGTACTGTTCAGGTATTAGGAATATAGATGAAGAAGAACAGTCGTTTGATGACATGACAGAAGATGAAAAACTTCACTTTCTAAAAATCAAAGCCTATGTCTCTGAATCAGTTGTAACCGATGAAGTCAGACAAGACCTATTTGAAATGGGTTGGATCGTAATAGAGGAAAACAAATGAAGAAAAGTTTATTAGTGTTACTACTTAGTTTATCATGTGTATCAGCATTCGCACACCAACACGGCTACTGGCGTCACGGCGGCGGGGGTAACTGGAACTGGGTAGCCCCCGTAGTAGTAGGTGGCGTAATCGGTTATGAGATTGCTAGACCACCAACAGTTGTCTATCAACAGCCACCAGTCGTCATTCAACAACCCACACAGATGCAGAACTGTAGCCCATGGACTCAAGTTGTGAATCCAGACGGTTCTATCACAACTACACGAACTTGCCAATAAACTTTGGCTGATACTTAAATCCAGCTAAATTATAGATAAGGATTTAAAATGTCAACAGAAGAAACATTGCAAGCAACATTAGATTCCATACTTCCTAGTTTGGAACTTACTGATTCACGTGTAGGTGAATTTCTTGTATATAAGAACGACCAAGTAATCAGCAAAGCCATCAAACTGTTCGGTGAATACTGTCATGCGGAAGTAGAGATAATGAAACGTTACTTAGATAAGAATTCTAGGTATGTAGATATCGGCACAAACATTGGCTATCACTTAGTTGGTGTATATAAAGAAGTAGGATGTAGTGTTTTGGGTTTCGAACCTAACCCCAAACACTTTGCAGTCGCTAGCTACAACAGTAAGGGGATCGAGCAGATTCAGCTAGTAAATGCTGCCGCAAGTGACCGTAACTTCAAATTCAAAATGAAAGACTTTGACCCTGCGAACACAGGTAACTACGGTGACATTCATAAAGACGATACAGGTGCAGTAGAAGTTAACGCTATCTCCATTGACAACGTTCAACTAGACCGTTGTAGTCTTATCAAAATTGACGTAGAAGGGCATGAACTAGAAACATTAACTGGTTGCACTAAAACAATCAGTAAATATCGTCCTGTAGTTATGTTTGAAGCAATGGAATGGGATGTATGGACAAAATGTTATGAATTCATGGAAGAACGTATGTACACAATGTATTGGGTGGCGTGTAGAACAAAGCCTATCTCAGAAACATATAAGCAAACAGAAGAAAACCCATTCGGTGCTAGCACAGTAGCAAACATTCTATGCGTCCCCAACGAACTAAAACAGCCAGATGATTTAATTGAAGTAACAAACTATGAGCCATTCAATGCTTGTTTCCAACGTCTTAAACGATTAAAGGTATTGTTCTAATGAGAAAACTATATGTAGCTGGATGCAGCTTTAGCGACAATCTTCCTAGCCCTAGAAACTACGGGAGCAATCTAGCAAAGAATCTAGGATTTGAGTACGTCCACAAAGCAAAAGGTATCGGCTCTAATTACAGAATGTGGAGACACATTACTAACGCTATTATGAACGGCAACTTGACTAGCAATGACCTACTAGTCGTGCAATATACAAACCCTGAGCGCAGAGAATTTTGGAGTGCTCTCCCTAGAAACAAGCACGAGTTCCATGCAGACGTAAGTGAATACTACGATGAGAATGGAACAGTTTTGAAGTTTAAGATGGACAGTCACACTTGGCAGAACAATGAGATTGAAAAAGACTTTATGAAGATGTACCAAGAGAACTTTCTATCCGAGAAGTTTGAATGGGAACAGTTTAACTATCATAACTTCATGTTCCAAAACATGCTAGCTTATCGTAGAATCCCTACGGTGTTCTATTACTCTAGATATCTAAACAACTTCAATGTCATAGATGAATATAAGAATACTATATTCACTGAGCCACAGTCGTTTATTAACGATGAATCTACATACATGGACGTTGTAACAGACAGATATCACTTGAATGACAAGGGACATGAGATGCTAGCAGACATGTTATACAACTTTATCAAAACAAAGAATCTATGAGCAAACTAATACTATTCACATCCGGCTCCACTTCTGATGCTAAAGAAGTTATCCACGACCGAGAGTTTATTAATGAGAGACAGGATATCTCTGTAGAACTATTAGGGTTAACTAAAGACGATATCGTTCTAAATGTGATTCCCTTTAACGTAATTGGGTATCATGTCATCAGTGCAGGCCCTGCGAATAGAGTAGGTGCTACTTTGATTCAAATGAACTTTGACCCGTACGCATTTATCAGAGTATTCAATCAATATAGACCTACTGTCATAGCATTGATTCCTAAGATGATTGAGTTAATATCACATACTAAGGGTTTCGACACATTGGATATGAGTTGCGTTCGACATTTGATAATGGGCAGTCAAGATGTACCGGAAGATATGATTAGTATGTTACGAGCAAAGGGAGTGCAGACAATACAAAACTGGTACGGTAGTACAGAGAACCCACCCCCTGTCTTTGTAGCAACTAACGGGACTAAGTTTGACTTCCGCAACAGTTATGGTTATCAAGTAGGGTTCGACCAAGATGGGTTACTATATGTTAACGGAGAATCTACCGGTGATGTGTTCAACTTAGAAACTCAAACATATAGCCATAGACTTAAAGATGCAACTAAGAGTACATGGAAGTCATAATCTAATAGCAAGAGAACTATTAGATACAGATTTACCTAGCTTACAACTATTCTGCGATGAATGCAGTAAATTAGGCTGGGAAAACAATAAAGACTTTAAAGCAATCAAGTTAGACAAGATGCAGATGCCCTACGGCAAGTTTCATGTTGTACTAGATGGGGATAAGATTGTATCTCTAGCCGGCGTACACAAGTTCCCCGAAGTAAACGACAAAGCATATCGTTGTCTATTCAGAGGGGCACAACTACCCACATACACTCCTGAATTCAGTATGGATATCTACCGAAGTGGAATACACTTTACATATCTAATGTACATGCAGATTATGTTGATTCAGAGTATAGAACCCGATGCAGAGTTCTATGTTACAACTAACGTAGATAATAAGAAAGCAGGATCTAGTAGTAGACTAGATAAAACAATGGCGCCACGCATAATGAAACGTGGCGTCTTTGAAAAACCATACACTATGATGTTGTATGGTGTTGAGCAAAGTATCTGGAAAGTTAACGTCCCCGAATACTTGCGTCAACGTGATGAGTTTATTCTAACTCTAACATAACATCCATAGTCTTAGCAGATGAATTAGCTAAGTCTACGATTGTCAATTGACTAGACAACTTACCGTCAACCAAGTCAAACTTATATGGAACTAACAATACATTGCCTTCGTTCTCATTGATAGGACCGTACGTAATGTTGTTTGTAGGTAGTTCAAACTCTTTAACGATTTGACCGTTTACTAACTTGTAAACGCCTTGTGGAGCATCCATCATACGTGTGTTTAGAATACTTGGGAACAAATACGTGTTACCGTTAACTGTAATTGGCTTAGAACCCAATGCTAAGTTGCTAGGAACAACAGTGATTTCATTGTTCTTCAAGTCAAACTTAACTAAGTCATGGCTTCTGTCACTGCTTGTATGTGTATAGAATACATCATTGTCGATTGAACCGTATTTGAATCCGTTAGAGCCATCTACATTACCAACGCTAGGATGATACTCGATAGACTTAACTGTTTCACCATCATATACCCAGAAGTACATTTGAGTCTTTGAACCCATGATGTGCGGAACACCGATCGCTTTACCGTTGTGACTGAAAGCACAATAGAAGCTATTCTCTGTAGGAGCTTCGACAAACTTATGTGTGTTTGCAGTCAAGTCCAAGACTAATAACTTGTTTGTTCTTGCGCCATATGGGAAGAATACAGCTTGATTTAGTTCAGGAACAAACGCTACCCAAATAGAACTGAAATCATCTGGAACATCATGTGATACGAATGTACGTGTGATAGTGTCATATACAATAACAATACCTGAATTCAATGGTGGGTAAACAATTGATGTGCCTGCTACTACAGGGCGCCCGAAGTTAAAGTGACCGCAGAATGTCTTTGGAGTAACAGAACCAGATACGCTGATTGCTTTCTCCTGAATCATTTCAACGCTATTGTCAGCTAGGTCAACGCAGACCAAACGTACAATACTGTCAATGTGATTTGCTTGTGTACGCATTACATACACTTTGTTGTCAACGATTACAGCGCCGCGATAACGGTCACCTTCTTCTCCCTTGCTAGCAAAGTTGATAAAAGTAGACTCGCCTGTGTTAGTATTGACACGCAATAGACCTGCTTTGGCTGCTGCGTCCTTGCTAATATCACGGGCTTCCCCTACGATATTAACCTTGCCGCTCGTTACGACTGATACGTACTCACCGTTCCCAATATATAATGGGTCGTCAAGTACCTGTGAAAAGAATGTGGTATTCATAAAAATGCTCCTAATAGTATATTTAGTCAATAGTTCCACTCATTGATAAAACAGTGTTCATATAGTCAAAATCAATGCGGGAAATCATGTGATACCTGTCATCCCCGTGATTGTACGTTCCATGGGGTATTGCAGGGTTAATTAGATACATATTACCCACTTCGAAGTGATATTCTCTTTCCCCGTTCTCCCCAAAGTGAAAGATAGCGTTGGGGTTAGTTTGTAGCGGAATATGTAGCTTTTTGCGCTCCCCGTCTACGTGTGTGAGAGTGACTAACCCTTTTGGATGCTTTGTGACGATAGTTTGACGGAATGACTTGATAGTTAACTGTTCCATCAATGTAGTCATATATCCGTAATTGAATCTATTCATTAGTTTCCCGTCATGATATAGATTATACTTCTCTAGTTCTGGGAACTGTTTCTTGTCAATATGTACTTGACTAGGGATAGGGTCGTCACGCTCAATCGGCCATACTAATGTCCAGCCCGTAACATCACCTACGTAGTTACTAACTCTATTCTCGTTCTGTACTCTATTGTGAGTATACTCATTCAATACATCAGTGTGTTCTTTGAAGTTAAATTCCTGTTGTTTATGGGTAGTCTTTAATTCATTCAGATAGTCTTGTAACTTCTGCGGGTTTAGTTTAAGATTAAACTTAATAACATCCCACTGCCCATTCATTACAAAATCGTGGTCAATCTCAGTTATGTTCTCTATGTAATAACTCATATACTCTTTCATTCACATATTCTAATTCAATGTCATGGACAACTGCGTTTCTATAGTCTCTGAGATACTTAGCGACTGCCCCTGTTCTACTCTTCCCGTATACACAATGAATATGCACGTTAGCATCTTCTGGAATAGACAGTAAAAAATAGTGCAAATCTTTAGCTTGTTCCTCAGTAATAGCAACAGCGTCATAATATCTATTGATATCTTTGCCCCAGAACTTACCCGATTCTAATACATCATCAAACACAATAGTATAAGCATTAGTGTGTTGCTGATTAAAGATTGGTACACCCTTCGGTCCCCCTGTGGGTAATATACTCACATAATAGTCTTTACTCTCGTTGACATTATCATCATTAACGCCCAACTCTATGAATCGTTGTCTATTATATCCGTATACGTTCATAGCTTGCCCTTCATATTCCGTACTGCGTCAATTGTATCTCTAGTGCATTTAAACAGCATATGAACTCTATTAGTTTCTCCGTCATTGCGTGTACCGTGCATTTCTTCTGTTTCTACAAAATACATCTTACCCGGCTGCATGACATACTTCTCTTCCCCGTAGATAAAATATGCTTGATTGTTAGTAATAATGGGTATGTGAATCTTATAATACTCGTCATTATCTACGTGTTGCATTATCTCAATACCATGGGGGTGCCCTGCTATTCCTAATTGTCTGACGCCCGGAAAGAAATCAATAATCTTCTTAGCAAACCCAAATACTAATTCAGTGTCTCTATATACTTTGGTACGTTCTTTGTGTATATCGTACGGGGGACAGGGAATAGATAAGTCACTTAAGTTACTCTGAATACCCCATCCAAATAACCCTTCGTGCTTATGCCCTCTATCAACATCTTCAACATCGTCTTTGAATGTCCATTTCAAATGCTGATAGTCACGTTCTAGGGTATTATAATAGTCTATTAACTCATTCAAGTCAAACTCAACGTCTAGGGGAATTATATGCATAAATTCTGTACTTCCTCTGTCCATACTTTCCCGTACATACTAACCCTGTCTGTCGTACCGTTGTTAATAATATAGTGGGGCAATGTTGTATTAACTAGATATATCCATCCATCGCAGGGTATATCAATATCTTCCCCGTCAATAACCCATTTAAACTTATCGTTAGTCTTTAATGTAATATGATATCTAATCTTATCGGGCTGATCCTGATGCAATGCTAGTTTAGTACCGGGTGTTGTTATACTCACTAATGCTCTCTTACTGCGGATGGGTAAGTTCTCTATGACTTCTAATCCGTAACCCTTAAAGCATTCACGGGGGTTTAATTTATTATCATCAACATCCTGTAACTCTGTAATACTCATACTGCGCTCAGGGGGCAACGGACCCTTAATATCACTGTTGTGACATAATGTATACCAGCTGGTATCGGGCATAAACATGTGCCCATTGACTCCATTACCCGCGGGATCTCGCTTCCACATATGCTTGTGCTTCTCGTATGAGAACTTCCAGTCCCCGTACTCACGTTCTAAGTCACTGTACCAAGATAACATACGTTCCTTGTCTATCTTAATCCATGGCTTTATCTTCCATCCTAGATCCACAGTCTCGTATTTTTGTAAATATGGCATTAACATCTAAATATTTATTATGAAGAAGATTAAAGAGAATATATCAAAGAACCGAGTAACCTATCTGTTAGATAACGGTTGCTATCGCAAGTATCTGGACAGAACGGACGAATGGTTCGTTATGCACAAGAAGATACTAGACGAATTGATGCCCGGATACGTTAATCAGATCGGGGGTGGTTTTATAGACTTAAACCCTATTCAAGGGACGCCCTGTAATACTCTAGAGGCTACTGAGTATAACATTAAACGTATCTATGATTATTGTCTCACGCAGCTATATTCTACTCTTCCCTATGTTCACGGAGACTGGGCGCCCAGTAATATCATAGAGACTGATAATGGGTTTGTAATGATAGACTGGGATAACGTGGGTATCTATTCTCTACATGAAGCCTACGATAAGCTGAATCAAGACATGATTGAAGCCTACGGAGATTTATTTAAGCTGGCTATAAAATAAACTAGCAATGATTTTACTAGTCTTCGGACCCCAGTGTTGCCCATCAGTTCCGTAGTCTAGGAACTTGTCATAATGGTTAGTGAATAAACTCTTACAGAATGTATTTCTTTTATGATGACTGACTTCATATAGAGGGATATTATTTAATTCTAATAACATTCTATAGTTACGCATAGCATATAGATTATGTACTTCACTATTCCCGTCTTCCATCCATGCAAAGTGAGTATCACAATTCCAAGACCCTACGTTCAATATCCCGTGCTGAGTATATAGAGGATATCTGTCCATATTAGGATATAGTATGAATACGCCCTTGGGTTTGATATTACTCTCTAGCATCTCTAATAGATTGTAATGTTGAAGCATCATCCCCGCCCCACTGATACCCAGATTGATAACGGGTTCATCCATCATTCTAGATAGTTGCCCCGAGATAGTCAATTCATCTTCAGGTATACCCAGCCCGAACACTGCTGAACACCCCTGTATGATATAGCTATTAGCCCAGTCTACAGTGTCAAACTCTACAGCCCTATATCCGAGACTGTTAACATTATAACCCTCTCGCTTAGTGAAATTAATATCAATCATAATAGCCCTTTAATTCTGGGAAAATATCATTAAAGTTTTCAGCCCTGATATCATCTAATTTCTTTGTCATATCCTTGAACTCAGTCTTGTGTTGCTCATACGTGTCCTTGTCGTTCATATAGTTGATAAAGTACTCGTAACGGCTCTTAAAGAACAAGGGCAAGTCATTCTCACTTAGAAACTTATTAACATCCTGTGTAATAGTCTCTTTAATCTCTTTGGGTAGTATCTGACAGCTATATATTTCAGGGCGTCTGACCACGTGCAACGCAATGTCCTCTAATGTAATATACCCCGTGTCCGTCAAGTATTTCACTGTATCTAATACTTCTGTGGCATTAAACATACTCACGGTTATCCCTATCTTAGGCTTTAGCTTCTCTTTGTGCTCAAATACAGTCTTGATATTCTTTTCTATCTCAGCCCATTTAGCCCCGCATCGTATATACTCTAGCTTGGGTCCTATACAGTCTAAGCTGAAATGTACGTTCACATCATTGAACTTATTCCACAACTCAATATAGTCTACTCCCTTATACTTTAATTTACTTAAATTGCTGATATAAAGGAGCTTAGTATCGTACATCTGTTTACTGTCTAATAACTGTAATAACTCTAAATGCTGATCCATTAATAAGGGTTCGCCCCCGCAGAAGAATACACTCTCTAAGCCATCTATGCAATTATCTTTGATTACGTTATATAAGTCAGGACCATTGACATTAATTGCTTCTACGGTTCTAATCTCCCAGCCCAACTTCTTATAATCATTAGCCCATGAATGACTTAACCATGGATTACAGTAGCGGCACTTGAAGTTGCATACGTTGTCAAAGCGCACGTCCAAATGACGGATTTTAAACTCTGCGACTGGGCTATTCATTAAATGCTCATAACGTTTCCAGTCTTCATTCTCTCTTAGCCTCTTACTGAACAACCCTAAGCGTTCGCTATCATAGCAGGGTTTGCAAGCTAATGGCTCGATACCATTCATCATTTCAGTACGCATTTTAATATAATGCTCGTTATTCCATACAGTGACAGGACTCTCTGTCAATATATTGCCCATAACCTCTGTATTCTTATCAGTGTTACAGCAAGCCCTCACGGTCCCATCGCTGTCTGCTAGCATATGAATCCATGGCAAAATGCACTTTTTAGTCATCGGATATTTATTCAATAAATATTTCACTATGAAAGAATTCGAACACTTATACGACAAGTACCTGATTAAACCTGCTAACTCAGTGATGCACGACCCATATCGATTCTATTTGAAAGATAGCAATTGGTTTGAGGATGTTATCACTAATAGAAAGCAAGTTGACGTACAGGACGAGTTCTTAGAGTTATACCCGCAATGGATTACATCTAGTAAGCTGAATACAGTTACTGGGTTAGAGACATTCCCCAAGCGTCATGTTAGCTTAGGAACTACGCAGGCTATGGACGACTTTGTTCTATATACATTAAAGACAAAGCGTAGATTAAGAGTATTGAAGGGTGAGTATGGTTATGCCCGCGAGATAAGCGACTGTGATAATATATGTAATGCAGTAGATGACTTGCCCCTAGAGCGTAATGACGCACTATTAATCTCAGCCCCATTCAGTGCTACGGGAGATATTCACCCACGATGGAATGAATTAATTAATACCTGCAATGAATTAAATATCCCGGTGTTCGTAGACTGTGCGTTCTATGGAACCTGCTTAGATATTCACTTAGACTTTAATCAACCCTGTATCGACACTGTAGCGTTTAGCCCGACAAAGAGTTTAAACTGCGGGAATATGCGTACGGGCATGATATTCACTAAGCGTACGGGTAGAGACTGTTCATTAGAGATATTAACTGAATGGCATCACGGTATACACATTCATACATACATTGCGTATAATTTGATGCAGAATTTTGGTCCCGATACTATTCCCAATGCATACAGAGACATTCAATTGAAAGCCTGCGAACACTATAATCTAAAGCCCTCTAAGACTATTCATTTAGGGCTCGGGGGAGAAGAATGGATTCACTATGATAGAGAAGGTATCTGTAATAGAATAGGCTTACGCAACGCAATATACGATTATAATAAGACAGGCACATTTAAATGACCCCACAAGCATATAGCTACCCTACAGTAGGACAAGATAATCTAATCTATGTCCCGCCCTACGGACTCACAGAAGAATTAGATTTAATGTTGGTAATTAATCCCAAGACATATGAGATTAATAAGATACAGTTAGATAAGAATGGAACCACAGAGAAATATACGTATGGTATCACAGTGGGTTCTAAGATATACTGGCTACCCTACGGAGAAAACAGAGTATTGATATACGATACAGCTACAAAAGAGCACAAATACGTACAGGTTGACTTCCCAGAAGACAGAATGAAAACAAGAGGCAAATATGTTATGGGACACATATACAATGACAAGATATATGCGTTACCGTACGGAGAAACAGAGCCTTTGGATCAGCTTTTGATTGTAGATTTACTCGATGACAGTGTTTCTACAGTAACATTGGAAACACCGGTCAACGATAAGAAGAAATGGCATCAAAGCGTTATCAGAAACGGTATTATCTATGCTAGCCCGCGCAGTGAGAATAGAAGCATAGCGTTTAATTATGCTATAGAGTTTAATTGCAACGACCATACGTATATATTAAGGGATTTCAGTAAGTTTTATCCGGGCTATGAGTATTCTACGATGAAGTATACGACAATGGCTATAGCTAACGATGTAATATACTCTATTCCCTACGGATATGTAGATGACTTTGACTTTCTATTAACCAATAAGGATAATGAATGGTCGTCTGAGCGTATTGGAATCACTGATACAACCCGCAAGTACTTCACCCACATTGTAACTAAGAACAATAAGATATACTGCCCACCCGCAGGACATCACG